GATTCTAATATTAATTTAGTTTTGCAAAGGTAACATAAATCTCTTATAATCAACCTATGTTAAAAAAAAGATGATTTTTTTTCTTTCAAGCTATTGCAGATATGAGAAATTTGCCTACCTTTGCAACCGCAATCGAGAGAGATAGCAACAAAAGAATGAAATAATGGTGCGTTAGTTCAGTTGGTTAGAATACATGCCTGTCACGCATGGGGTCACGGGTTCGAGTCCCGTACGCACCGCAAAAGGGAGTAACAGTAGTTACTCCCTTTTTTTGTTGTGTATCAGGTAGTTAAAGTATCGGATGTGGATAAAAGGCATACAAAAATTGGGTATTTATTTACCGGAAACTTACCAGTATTTCCCGATTTTTACCGATATTTCCACCTATTATGATACCGCCTTTGATACCGTTTTTTATTGTAGCGATAATCAGTAGATACCAAAACTCAAAAGAATATGAAATATCCAACAATGAGATTTGTCTTTGACCGCAAAAAGGTAGCGACAAAGACACACAAGGGACTCGTTCAACTTGAAGTTTTGAGCGAAGGTAAGAGAAAATGGGTTGGAACCGGCGTTAAAGTCTATTCCGACCAATGGGATGATCGAAAGAAGATAATCAATTCAGTTGAAATGATTCAATTGAACCAATGTCTTGATGAACAATTCCGGGTTATCCAAAATTGGATTAATGAACTTATTAGTAAAAAAGAAGTTTTCGATTTTGATAAGCTGGATAGATTTTTGAGATATACCAATAAATCGGAAAGTTACGTTGATTTTGTAGAAAGAAGAATTGAGGAACGTGGAGATATAACGGAAAGCACCAAAGCTTCCCATCGGACGTTTGCCGCCTCATTACGTGAATTTGACAGAATAATGTATTTTTCCGACCTGACAAAAGCCAATATAACGCTGTATGATGATTGGTTACATGCCAAAGGCTATTCGCAGCCTACGATCTACAATTATCATAAACGCAACAAACGCTATATTCATGAGGCCATAAGGTTTGATTTACTGAAAGATGATCCGTATAAGGGCGAACGTTTTTCTCGTGGCAAACACGCAATCAGAAAATACCTGACTGCCGAAGAGTTGAAAAAGGTGAAGGACGCCCAAATTGATTCGGAGACAATTTGTAGAGTTCGTGACCTTTTCATTTTTCAGGCATATACTGGAATTGCTTATGCCGATCTTGCTAAGTTCAATTTCAAACGTGACGTACAAAAACGTGGCAACAAGTATGTTATATTGGATATTCGCTTAAAAACAGAAGAAAACTATTTTATCGTATTACTATCTCCTGCAATGGAAATATTGAAGAAATACGATTATGTACTGCCAGTTATCAGTAATCAGCAATACAATTTGCGGCTTAAAATAGTTGCTGATTATGCTGGACTTGATAGAAATCTGACCGTCCACATGAGTAGGCACACATTTGCGACAATGTGCCTGAACAATGGTGCCAAGATGGAAAATGTAAGCAAAATGCTCGGCCATACGAATGTACGTACCACGCAAGAATATGCCAAAGTCCTGAATACCGAAGTAGAAAAGGACTTTGAAATGCTGGAAAGGATTTTATCATAAAAGTACAAGCCACGCTAAAACAAAGTCGTTCATTTTAGCGTGGCTCATTTCATTTGAAATATTCCATAACTTGTACCGATTGTTCGCGAAGGCCACAACAAAGGTAGTTTTGAGTCATTTCAACGCTTGCATGTCCCATCATCTGACTAATGCTATAAAGATCGGCACCACGCAAATACAAATTTGTCGCAAAACTCCGGCGCGCAGTATGACTCGATACAAATTCCCATTTTTCGCCTTCCATTTCTTTTCCGGCTTTGAAGATCTTCACTACCTCCGTTATTCCTGCCTTCCGACAAATATTGCGGATATTACTATTAAAAGTAGGATCACTAACTTCATCTTTGGGTAAATTCATTAATAATTCTTTCACAACCGGCTTTAGCGGCACCGTAGCATGAGTTTTCGTCTTTTGACTAACATACGAAATCATGCCTCCTACTATATTGCGGCCATTCAGCCGGGTGTAATCACTATGTCGGCACCCGGTAAAAGCACCTATTAGAAATTGTGAACGTACTAATAGTTCGTTGGTGTTTTTAGGCATGTAGGCAATAATTCGTTCAAGTTCTTCATCACTTAGCCAAACATTGGTGCTTCTGACATTTTTTACTGAAAGAATTTTGTTGTAGTCTTTGGGAAGTTCAACCTCTTCATTATATAAGTTCAAAACAGCTTTCAATTTTGCTGCATATTGCCGAACGGAGTTCGGTGCCAACCGTTCTTCCATGTAATCAACAAATGTTTGTAACCGAAGCTTTGAAAGCGTTTCCCATGTGGCCGGACAATCGTTTGCTTTGCTATACATATTGAGTATAATCTCATACTTCGGGTATTTCTTTAAAAATGAATCTCTTAAAGTGTTCATACATGTTTTGTTTCAATTAATTCAACTTCTGAACTCATATAGTAGAATCCGTTCTTATCACTGTATCCACTATCAAAACACGGTGTGACTTCAATAATCTCTCCCGTTCTCTTAATCTTTACCTTCATAACTTCAATCTTTATTCATTTTTAATTTGAATTACTTTTTATAAGTACACTCATTCCATCTCCGAGCTATCTCTTCGCCGAGCTTCTGTGCATCCTCAAAATTATTGGATGAACAAAAATCGAGTGACGCAATACATACGTTCATTGATTTTTCGTCCTTATCGGTCAAGCATAAATCTACTTGGTGATAATGTGGCTTTGATGGAATAGATATCATCTTGATATCCTTGGTGTCAAAGTCCATTTTGATGTATTTACTTTTTAATTTTATTCTCATGGCTCATTTTTATTCAGTTTTTAATCAATTATTCGTTAAACTTCGGCTTTTGCATCCACGCTATGACATCGAATGTTTGCAAACCATATAGGAAAGAATTGGCATCCTTCGCGTAATCGTTGTCTGTTCTATGCGACATATATATTTGTTTCCCATTATAGACTATTACCTCTTTATTTAGAGGTGGCAACTCATCCTTTACACTTATCCACGGAGATTGCTCCTTGCAATAGTTATATCCACACTGAAAATCTTCCATGCAGTCGGCATGGCGGGAAACGTAATTATCCGCATCGACTTCTTTCAGAACATCTTTTCTGAATTTAGTCTTTTCCGTAGCGTAGTCATACGCTGCTTCTTCTGTCGTTTGCTTCATATTTCTTATGGTTTTAAATTTCTTGTTCATTTCTTTTTCCGCAGCTTTGGCGCCTTTCTTGAACCCCTCCACAAAACTATCAAAGCAAATTTTGCTTATTTCCGGAGTACATCTTCTCAAAAGCGGACAAATAGAGCACCTTTGGCTAAGTCCGGCAGATTTCTTGGCTATTTTCGTTACGTTTTTCATGATTATGTATAATACTTTTCCCCTTCTCCTTTCGGATCAGTTCGTTAATAAATTTGCTGATATTGGGTTGCTGGTAGATATACTCCACCAAGTCTAAATCGAACCGGATGCTTCTGACTTTACTCTTTGTTGTGGGCTTATTCCGGTGAATCTTATTTCCTTCCATATTGTTATGATTAATAATTCGTTTGTATTAGTTCAGATTGGGGCTTATTTACCTTTATAGTCCCGTCCCTTATACGATGACTACCTTTTGCATGAAACCGCCTGAAATCATCTAAGAATAGCTCATTTACATTTGCACATAGTGGGGTAAAATCCCTACTACACCACATCAATAGTTCGGGCAACATTGCGGAAATGAATAGTAAGCCCATATATTGACACGAAAATAATTCGGGCGCAATAGTTCGGGCGGCAAGACGCTTTTGCCCATGTACGAAGATAGACACCGGGAAAACTAAAGGCCGAACAACGTGCAATAGTTCGGGTGTATTCGTGGGTGCTGATTCTATTTCCAGTGTTGGCAGTGGTTCAACTGCTTTTATTTCTTCGCTAATTGGTTCGGCCAATAGTTCAGGCAATGAAACGCCGGATAGTTCGGATAACATTTTTAGCCTCTGTAATGCCTGGTTTATTTGATCCTGATAAAACCAACGGGAAATAAAATCTATCAAGGCCACCAAAGCGAAAATGAAGGCCGGCGTTTCTGTTTGTGAATCCACATATACGGCCGGCAAATGTTTTTCCGGTTCCATTTCAAGCACTGGAGGAATATTTGCACGCTCCAAAGCTTTTGTTTTACAGTTCAGGCATGGATCAATAGGATCATCAATACATACAGGCATAACAAGGCCAATGCGTGCCGCTTTATCGTCAAAAATAACCGCCCGATCAGGTGCCACTAACCACATGCCGCCAGTCCAGCCGGAAAGCAAAGAGATAATGTTTGAAGCGAAAAGACCTATCTTTATATCAAATAAAGCTGCTTTTTCTAAAGTTGCAGAAAGTTCTTTTTGTTCGTTGTAGTCTGCATCATTATAAGATAAATAAACCTTGTTTTCACCGGCAAAGGTACGGAGCGAGAAACGCCCCTTTTTATTACGTTTGATTATATTCTTTAGGAAGGTAGAAACCGCTTTTAATTCGTTTTTCTGAATCTTTATAAAGCCCTCCTTTGAAATGTAAGGATATACATTTCTATAATTCGGGAAGCATCCAGCAAGATCACAAACAAATGTTTGTTTCTTCTCGTTAGTTATTTCAGTGATATAGCCGCCTTCCTGACTGTAAACACAAACAGAGCACCGGCCAACCAATTCTTTTAAATGCTTGGGATTAATAAATAATTGCAAACCATCAGGCAAACGGCCGGACGTTTCAACAATAACCGGGTATTCTTTGAGTATTCGTCCATCAGATGCAACTAAGGCCGAATTATAAGGATCGAGAAAAACAAAGTTCATAACCGGCCGTGACGGATCATCATCTACAAACTTAGACAAAGTAACATGTTCTTTTGTTACCCACATATCGAAAGAACAAACAATGTTTTCACGCTCTTCTATTTTGGTGAATCTCGTTTTATTAACTTGTTTGGTGCCTATCAGCTTTTCAAATTGCCAAACAAGATTAAAAGCCTGATCCACTGGAAAGGAACATTTAAAGCTGTTTACTTGTACAGTCCTAAAATCCATTATATTTAGTTTGGCATCAACGCAAAGATATTTTATATTTATCTCGTTACCGTTGGCATCTTTCAGCTTTGCAAGCTCCGCGGCGGTATATGTGCCGGGAGCTATTTCTATTTCATTTGTAAAAACTTCGTTTGCTATTTTAACCAATTCGGCCAATATCAAGCCGTTTAACTCTTTATCATTCATAATATTATATAGTTAGATATTTGACACTAAAATAAAAGCCTAAAGCGACGCAAGCCAGCAAGTAAATAGGAAGTAACCAAAGGCCACCAAACACGCTAAAGCAGATTAATAAAATCACTATTAGCCATATTATTACGCCTACCATATTAGAAAGAAGGGTTTTCAAGAGCTTCTAAAAGTTCTTTTTCTGTTATACTCTCACAAATATTTGAGTTGTCAACGTAGACTTTAAACCCGGTTTCATTGTGGAGCACTTCTAAGGTGTGTATTTCTCCAAAAGGAGATTCAACTATGTATTTTGTCATAACTTTAAAATTTAATGTTATACTTTGCTTTTATTTGTTTTTCATACGCCCTAACAAAGTTTGCGCGTAGCCAAAAGCGAAGACTGGAAAAATAACGGTAACACATGTTTTCAGCCTTTTGCAAACAAGGATGCCGGGAACCGCCCGGAGCGGATGAATTAAACATCTATATTTTGATAATATTTTTCTTTATTCTATATATATTTACATCTTTCTTGCATTTCTTTGTAATCCTGAGTAGTTCCGCAAAAAAAATACATTTCATCGCGCTCAATAATAAACGGACTCCCGCAATCTCTTTTAAAACCGTTTTCAAAAGCGCATCTTCCATAAATAGGAAGAAGGTAATTATATACTTCTTTGCTTATTTCGTAATTACGAAAAGCATAGCATCTGTAATCGCTCATATTCATTTAAAATTTATCTGATTCATCACTTTTATTTATAAAATCGCGTATTTTTTCTATATCGGTGCCGGATATAAAGACCACGGCACCGAATAAAAGCAGCATTAAACAAAACATCTTGATTAATTTAAAATATCTTTTCCTAATATCTTATTTATTGCTTCGCCCTTCATGGTGTAAAACCTTCCACGGGGAGCAATACCTTTTTCAACTACTACCAGGTGCCCGTAATATTGTTTTTGCGGAATACTGTAGTTTACTTGCCATATACCGCCGTAAGTAACGATATATAAGCCACTGTTATAGATTTCTTCTACTTCTTTAAGCGACAACTCAACGCCGCCGATAATGCACTCTATTTTCATATTACCCGGCGTTTTCTAAGTCAATCAGATAATTTAAGAGGTCGTATATATCGACATCGGGAGGCAAAAGAGATTTCAATTTACCGTAGGAGCGACCGCAAGCCCGCCAAATCTTTTCAGCCGTGCGACTATCGGAATCATACCCAAATTCGCTACAAAAGTCCTCAAAACTATTTTCCCCGCTTACAGAATCCGAAACAAAGCAATAAAAAGCCTCTTTTAAATCACTTTCAGAAAGTTCTTTTTTATTTGCCATATAATTTGCAACGCTATCGAAATACGAAAATGAACGTCTAATGTTATTGCAAACCACACTAACACGATATTTGTTATGTTGTGGACGACTGTTCTTTTCGTAAGGGAAAGGAACACCGGAGGAAACCAAGGAAGCGGACACAGCGAAAGAAACGCCATTAAATTGTATTGTAGTTGTCATTTTGCGCCTCCCTTCTTTCCAAAGGTGAAAATATACTTATCGTAAGTTTTTCCGCTTGCTACGTGTTCCAGTTTTCCGCCTAAAAAGGACGCAATACGATAATAACAAGACATTCCTACGCCGCCATCAAAACGAGGGAAAAAGGTATTTGCTAAACTAATGCCATACGGTATATTTTTCCTTGTGTTTTTTTTTCTCCATAGCATACCGGAAAGAACTTTATTACAGCATTTAGCAACGACCGTACTTTCTTTATCATATCCGCACCCGGAAGCATAAGCGGCCCTTTCTTCGTAATGCCATCCGTTTGCATCTTTCCAGCGCATAGAAGCAACAGGACAAAAGCCCCAAGTATTAGACTTGCGCCACTCTATTTCTATTTCAAGCGTTAAAACGTCCGGCATTTCGGCGCGTGCCTGATAATCAGAATTAAGTCGGGAAAGAGAATTTAAAAAGCCTCTTTCTGTTTTGTACTCATTGTTTTTCTTTTGATACTTAATTTCTTCTTTAGAAATGAAATTAAATTTGCTGGCTAAGATAGCCGAAGAAGGTAAGGAGATAGTTTTCATATCTGCAAAATTTAAAGGGTGAAACTTGGTTTGTCTTTGTTTTTCCCTTAACTTTGCATTTAAACGTTGTGGAAGACGTTAACCGATAAACGCAAAGTTTAAAGGGAGGCCGGATATAGTTAGAGGACTGATCCGGCTTTTTGTTAGTATGCTATTCTTTGCAACCGTCTAACCGGAACCAGTAAAGCAACATGATCATCACGATACCGGAATAGTGCGAAAGCATTACTAACAGATAGAGAGAGAAGTTTATCAAAGCTCGTTTTGGCGTCAAAATGAACTTTAATGTAGTTACACGGCGTCCCATCAGGAACCACAGAGGCAGCGTTTAACGTTACGTTGCGTTTGTCTAATGTTGTTAATGTAATTTCCATCTTGATATATTTTAAATTAAACATTATCAGGGAGGAAAGACCGGGAAAAACATGTGGAAGACGTTAACCGGTCTTATTCCTTACAAGAAGAGATTAAAGGTTATATTGTGGAAGACGTTAACCCCTTTTTGCATATACAAATATAGTGCTTTTATTTGTACTACACAATAATATAAGCAAATATATTCAAGTATTACGTTCTATTTTCACACCTTTTAACTATGATGTAATACTCTGATTATCAATATATTAGCATTGTAGTAGAAAGTATTTAGGAAGTATTTGGAAAGTAAATATATAATCAAAAATACAACACCCCGGGAACCGTATTTGTTTTATTCCGGGCGTTTAATTATCTTTGCCATCAAGTTACAGAGCGCGAGACGCCATATATAAACCCTTTTATATCTCTTTATATGGTGTACAGTAAGCGCGTAACAGACCTACAGCAAATTTATCAATTAACCCCGGATGATGTTTTCTTTTGTATGCTTGTCGCATCCGGCGCCAGTCGTGGCGAAGCATACGCAATTATATTTAGGCCACGATCCACCAAGATAGAAACAGCGCAACGCGGAGCCGCCCAACTTGCGAAAGATAAACCAGGCATTAATAAGCTGATCAAATCTTTTGAGGATAACCGCGCCGCCTTCCTTCCTGATATTGAACCCACCGGCAAGGATAAGAAGAAAAAGAAAGCAACGGAAACGGAAGGGGAGGCCGGGAATGTTGTACAATATCGGGATAAGGATGCGGTACTTTCAGGCCTCGAAGAAACTTTGCCTTTCTTGCGTGGAAAGGATCGAGCAGATATTTTAATGAAAATCGCCGATCTGCAACAGATGAAGAAGGACGAAAACACGGAAGAAGAGGAAACAGTACATTACTACCTACCTTTGCAATGCTATCGGTGTAGCCTTTTTCTTGCAGATCGAGCCAAGAAGAAGAAGGAAGAAGGGGAAACCCAGGCATAAACTTTATATTATACATATAATATAAAGAAAATGGTGTGGAATGCGGCCTTTTTCCTGACTGTCGGCCGGTGCCGTAGAAGCACCCGGGTACCCCCCCCGGGCTACGCCCGACCGAAGCGTGTTTCAATCCCGGTCGAGATTTTTATTTTTTTTCATTATTGGAGTGAAAAATGGGTGCTTTCAAGTACTTTCCAATCGTGATTTACAAAAGTGAATGGTCTGTGTATAGTTTTACTTCCCAAAATGTATAGTATATGTATAGTTTACTACCTAACTATACATGTGTAAATCATTAATTATTAAGTCAATGTAATTTTAGTGTATAGTATGTATAGTTTATATGTAAATTGCACATAAGAAAAATATTATATATAGTGATTTGGTCTTCCAACTATACATACTATACATTATTTTTCCATTGCTTTATATATCAATCAGTTATAGATGTATAGTAGCTCCTTCAACCCTACATAAACCCTACACTTCAAAGGAAGTATTTTACTTATGATTGTTTTGGGGATATATGTGATATTGTCTGATTAATAGCGTTTTGTCTTACATATAATCCTTCAATTACATGGATAGGAAATACTATAAAAATGCTCAAAAAGTTGGATTTATTCTATTTAATAATGGAAAATAACATGAATTATTTATGCTTTTAATGGAAAATAGGCTATATTTGTAGGCGTAAAACACCTGAAAACAGGTAAAAAGCTATCGGAAATGCCTTGTTTTCGGTCATAAATTTCAGAAGTATGGTAGTTTCTATAAATAGTATGCCTTTTGGCGAGAGTGAATTTCGTAGGGGTAATGAAGTTTGGAAAGCTCAAACCTTGTATGATTATGCTAAAGCAAAGGAATGTCCGGTATTGGATATGCCGCTGTGGTGTATTGATTTGACTGATGCTCCATTTGAGTGCAGCCAATTACATAGCTTTATTTTTCAGATGAAGAGGGTGAATGACTGTTCTCTCGATTATCCTATTATTCTTGATGATTGCGGTCAAATAGCAGATGGGTATCACCGCTTATGTAGGGCTATCTTGGAAGGCAGAGAAACCATTAAAGCCATACGCTTGAATGAAATGCCTTCACCTGATAGAGTTGAAACTGAATAAAACATAATGATATGAGTAAAATTTCAAGATGGATTTATAACAAGCTGTTGCCTATATATATTCCCCGGAGAAATGCTTATATAGGCGGGCATTGTTTGGCTATTTGGTGCTGCATAGATTGTCGAAATAGCGGTAAGTTGTGGAAGGTTCTGAAAGGTATGAGAATTACTATAAGGAAGAATGGTAGTGTTGTCCTTGTTATAAAGAAAGGTGAAGTGCTATGATACGTAAACCGGACACAATCAGACTGATAAGTGGTAAGAGTTTATATGCAATTCCATTCATACGGCGTTTTGGAAAGGATATATTCGCCCTATGTTATTATGCAGAAGATGGCAATATTTATTCTCCGAAAGATATTATTGGTATGGAGGACATAACGCATGGATAAGTTTGAGTCTATATTGTTTGACTATGGGAGGTACGTCTTTGTGACCGTATTCCGAAAAGCGCAGGTGCAAGAACGGTATGAAGATTGCGCAATTATGCGTGATATTATGAGAAAGTATAATATCCCATGTGATACATCATTGGAGGATTGGCAGGCCGATTTATGGCGGCTGGGGTATTTGGGTGATATTGCCATAAGTCATTTATCAGAATATATAACTGATGCTTTAGAACGTGCAGGTTATTCAAATTCATAAATTATAATGGAGAAGGGAAAGTATAAGAAGTTGCTGAATGAGGTCTTTGGGCTTATGAAAGGGGAAAAGCTGGATGCTGCCTTGCAAGAGTCCAAGAGTGCGGCGCGTGTGGATGCGGTGCAGGATTTGATGCGTGCGGCCATTATACGTTCTTCTATTTCCAAGTTCAACGGTACTCCCTATTATTTCGGCGGGCGAATATACGAAGAAATGGCGTGGGATGATTTCGGTAATTTGGTGTATGACTTGATGCGGAAGTGCAAGATGCCCAACGGTGACTATTCGCGTGTGGAAGGGGTACTGAAAGTATGCAAGCGCGTTGTATCGGGAAAAGCGTTGAAACCGGATAACGCTATCGTGGTATTCAATAACTGCGTGTTTGACATGAATACCCGGCGCGCACATTCCTTCAATCGCCGGTGGGTGCAGACTACGTGTGTGCCGTATGACTACAAACCGGAAGAGCATGTATTCCTTTGGAAGATGTTCCTGGATGAAGTTTTGCCTGACCGAAACGTGCAGAAGGTATTGCAAGAATTTCTTGGAAGTATTTTCGTTGACCGGCGTATTGCCAAGATGGAAACAATGCTTGTACTTCGCGGCTCCGGCTCCAATGGTAAGAGTGTAGTCTTTGAAACTATCATGGGAATACTTGGCCGGGAGAATGTCAGCAATTTCGGCATTGGCGTATTGATTACTGGTAATGAACGGAAGAAGAACATAGCTTTCATTAACGGCAAGCGATTGAATTACTGTTCTGAAATACAAGCATTGGAGTTTGGTAAGGATAGCGATACGCTGAAAAGCCTTATCAGCGGTGAACCTTGCGAGGCCCGGCCTATCTATGGAGATAATTTTACGGCCTATAACATTCCGTTGTTGATGGCAAATGCCAATCAAATGCCCTACTTAAAAGACTGGAGCTATGGCATGAGACGGCGTATTTGTATTATTCCGTTTGAAGTAGAGATACCCAAAGCCCGGCAGAAAAAAGAGTTGGCACGGGACTTGGAAGCGGAATATCCGGCTATTTTCAACTGGATATTGGAAGGGCGTGACCGGTTTATTGCGAATGGCTATAAGCTAACGGACAGCAAGGAATTGGAAACGGTCATGGACGAATACCAGTCGGAAAGTAGTACGGTGATGAAGTTCATGTATCAAATGAACTACTTATGCCGATATGAAGAAATTGCCGATATTGAACCGAAGTGGATGTCTTCGGCTATCCTATATCGCAAATACTGCAAGTGGTGTAAGGATAACGATACCAAAGAAGAAAATGTAACGGTATTCGGGCGTATTCTTTCGGAGGCCGGTTATCGTAAAAAGAGAACTCCAAACGGTCAAGTATATGGCTTGTATGGAACAGCTTTAACGGAGAAATTCTACTATGAGAAACGCGAGGACTTGAGGGGCAATTACAAACAGAGAATTGCGAAGCCGGTTTATAAGGATGGGAAAGCATACGCCTATACCCACGAAGGGCTTGCGGCTTGTTTATCATTGAGCACCTACCAAGTTCAACGCCTATTCAGGGAGAATAAACTGGAAGGGACATACCACATGGAAGGAAGAACAACCGTATTTGACTTGGAAGCGGTAAAAGCGATTATTAAAGAACTTAATATAAAAACTAAATAGTATGATTGCGCCTGATGAATTTGCAGAGGTTATTGAAAAAGTGGATAACCTGTTGGCGGCTATGGAAATTCCCGTGCCAGCCGAGTTTCACGTAAATCAAATGAAGCGGGAATTGAGAGAGGTATCTGATAAGCTAAAACAGATTTACGTTGAAGAAGAAGATGAAAACCCATGGGAGGAATTGGAATAGTACATGTTTAATATGGGCAGGAATTGGAAGGAAAAGGCTGCATATAGGTATATACATTTTGATATGCCTATTCCAAGACATTTGTTCGGGATAAGGATGAAATGGTGGAGGCATAACTTCGACATTGGGGAAATGCGATATAAAAGAAAGCAACTTATTGATAAACAGTTAAACAAGGAAATTTATGAGTAAAAAAACAAATGGTATTCAGGTAGGTAACTTTATTGTTACGAGGGATAACGGTAGTGAACATGACTGGATCAGCATTAAAGCCATATCCGGTTTTTGGAGTATGCGGTTCCGTGATGATAATGGAGTGTTCGCCAGCATTAGAGAATTGGCAAATGACAAGGAATGTCACGAATATTTCGAGACATGGATAAAAGTATGTTTCCTTATCAGCAATGCAACGCCTGACGTTCCGTTCATGCAGGAGTTCTTTAAAAGTTATTCTGATTTTGCTGAAAGGATGCGACTATTGCAGCCATCCGTTTCACCGGAGGAAGACGCTAAGGTGTTGGAGGAACAACAAGTAATGAATGAAATGAAAAAAGTCATTGATGATTGATGGCAGAAAAACGCAGAGCGCGAAAGTATTCTTGTACTTCGCGCTCTGAATCCAATGTACTTATACATCAGAAAATACTATCTTCGCTTAAAAATAAGACGAAGACTTTACTTTTTCAACACTTATTGATAAGTAAACTTCTACGTTGCAAATGTAGCGAACAGTTCGGAAATCCCGAAAAGTTCGATTGTGCTTTATCGTTTTTTATACAACTTTTTGTTGAGAGGCTTTTTCGGGTATTTCTGATTAAGCTTCTTTTGAAGTTCATCGTTTATACTCTCTTCCAAAAGGATTTTAGAGTTGAGCACCCGGATTTCTCCGGTAAGTTCCATAATCGTTTTAGACTGACAAGCATTTTGTTTTGAAAGCTCTACATTGGTAATTGCCAACTTACTACATTCCGTTGTAAGACGGTCGAGTTTCTTCGTTCTGATAAATGATATTCCAAACATAAACTTTGATATTTAGTGAGTTAAAAAATAGTTGAGTATATTGGTATGGCAAAGCATTTGCAATGACCGTGAAAAGGTGGAAGACCTTCCCAGTCTGTATGAAAACCTACTTCATCATCGCACTGCGAACATGGATAGCTGCTGCCACGCATTACAAAGAAACCAAGTGCTCCATTGGCTTTTGCCTGTAATCCCAAGTGGTACATCCAGCCTTCGGCTACCGCATATTCCGTGAGTTCAGACAATGCCGTCCAAGAACTCGCAGTACGTCCCACTCCGAATGATTCCTGAACTCCAAGTCTTGATATTATGGGATTACCATCTGCAATTGCTTTTTGTACGTATTCATTGAGTAACGGAGTTTTCATTGATAGTTTGATAGAGGACAGCAACTTCTCCTTTGTTATGCTATAAAGCAACCCGGCGGCAATGGCCGTTTCTATTTCTTTTGCAAAACGTTCAATGTACTCTCTTCCTCGTTGTGTGAAGGTCTTTTCGTATGATTCTCTTGTAATGTATGCTATAATTGCCTCTTTGTTGTCTTCATGTGTTGCTACAGCTAAAGTGCAAGTATAATCTTCAATGGTTTCGAGAAGATACAGAATGATTGCGTCCACTTCTTCTTGCAACTGACGGTTGGCCGAGAAACGAAACTGTTCAGGCCGGACATTATACCGGTATGAAACCTCTATAATCCGTTTGGCCGCTTCTGTAAGTACGGACTGGAGGTTTGTGCGCATGGATAACTCAGCACTTAATCGTTGGCGCAGATATTCCTTTGCATCTTCTATTTCTTTGTCGGTAGGTGTTCTCATTTATCACTCCCTTCTTTATTAGTGGTTTGTTGTTGCGCTTGTTTGGTCTTTAGCTGATAGAGAAGGTCGGCTTGCTGTTCTTCTTTGTATTCGCGCATAAGCCGATCCCATTCATTGTTTTTCCCATAGCCGGATTCTTCTGAACCGGTTTCTTTGGATAAAATACCGGCACCAACCAACTGTACCAAATTTGAGACTAATTCGGCAGAGTTTTGATGAACGTATGGAACTGCCCAAGAGAAGACTTTCAAGTTGATATATTGGGTAAGCTGCCCTTTTTCTACACCATATCCATAGAGAAACAGCCGCTTCATCTTATCAATGGAATCGTCAAATTCCTTGCAGTCAATCATGGCTTTCTCCAGTGAAGGAGAATATATCAGTTTGATAGCCACACCTGGTAAATCTCCTGATTTTATTTCGGGAGGCATGACAATAAAACTCCCCATAAATATCATTTTGAGAAGCGTATTTATCTGTAATTCAAATGATTGTGATGATTCAGGGCGATTCATAAAGCCTGCATCATCATCTTTCCCCATAGTGATAGCTTTTACAGCACCGTACATATCTCCCTCTATTTCAACATCTTCTCCTTTGAGTAGCATGATAGGAAAGGCGTAAGCCATGTTGTTTTGGCATAGATGTGAGATTGCCAATTCGTACTTGTCGATATTGTCTTGTGAAAAGCTCCAGCAAGCACCGTGCCTATCGCGATAGTACACTATCGGGCATTCTGTAAATCCATGAGCACTTTTTTCAACCAAAGTATATCCTTCAATGCCAAAGTATTCTTTCAGTTTATTAATGGTGCCGGTAATACCTCTTTTGTCTTGGCGGTAGCGATACATATATTTATCGTCCCATACCTCTACCCAAGATATAAGCTCTTTGCCTTCTTCGTCATAATCACTATACTGCCGGGCAAATAGTGTCATTTGACCGGTAATGGAATCATAATGGGGAAAAAGTGCATCACCGTCAAGATAAGAAAGATTTTTTGTGTAAACTTTGCCTTCGTGCATGTAGAATACGATTGCAGCATCCCCCGTGATCTTTACGCTTTTGGCGTATTCATAGAAAGCAATTTCCATGTTCTTATCAAGCCACCCCTTTTGAAACTCAAGAAATGTTTCCCGAGAACTTTCATCTAACTTGGTATCAGTCAATTCGTGATGAATGTCATTCCCGCAAAGGTGAACGAGTTGTTGGATCGTAATAATCATCTGAAACGGGAAAGAAGCCCGGAAAACTTTCTCTTCAAAAAAGCGTTCGGTCTTTTCATCATATTTCAGTTTGTTCGGATAAAAAATCTCCGAATTGATCTTATGTCCCGAAGGATAAAATTCACGAATAAAATCCGCTTGTGAAATGATTTGCCACACAAGCTTATCATTATTCTTTGAGAACGATGCGTTTCTTAAATCGCTCGTAATTTTGCCCTGCAAGTAACCTTCGGGAGTAACCCTTGCAAAAGGCTTTTTGGAAAGAATTTCTGTTATCATACTAATCCTAATCCTTTAATGTGTTTGCGTTTATGTTTAATCTCGAAAATCATTCGCATAAGTAATGCCTCTATAAAGTCAGGGGAATGTCCTACCAGTTTCTTCATAATAGCTTTCTTGATGATAGTCCAGCCTTTTTCTTCACTATCCTCGTCTTTGCGTATCGCCCTTCTCTCTTTATTGAGTATTTGTTCAAGTGGAACTTTCTCAAACCCTTTGCCGGAGAATTTACGTTCAAGCAGTGTCGGTTCAATTGAGATTTCACGATTAATTATTTTCTGCGCAAAGAGCCATGCAGCTTGTGATTTTAAATTCGCATAGATGTATTTAAACTTTTCTTCTACGGCTTCTTTGTTGTTGAATGGCATTGCATTGGGGAAGAACCCTTTGAATATTTGTCCGAGGCCGTTGAGGTCATAAGTGAAATTGTCTTCTCTGACATGCCATTCTTCCAATTTTGCCTTTACTGTATCAACCGTTTTCTTGCTATCCAGTTTGCAGACAAAAACGTCTTTTATGTGCCAACCTTCCCATAACCACATAACGAGGCTATCTCCACCCTCAAAAGCGGCATCGCATGATACCCGGAGTATTCCGTCACTTATCTGTATGGAGTTTCGGTAAATGCCTTCCATGTGGGTGAGCTTGATAATGTCGTCACCTGTAGCTTTGTATTTCCAGTTTCCATCAAGATCACGGGCGCGTTGCTCGTCTGACTGGTTAACAAGGTTCGCCAAATATGTAGGATCGGAAGACATCAACTTCACGTTATCGGAAAGTTTGGCCTCGATGAAAGTTACAGACTTGATGAATAGTTCTTGTGGCGTACCGTATTGCTCGTATTCGGGTTTCCAGTAGCTCTGAATAATATCCTTGCATTGTTCATACACCTCTTCACGGGTATCACCCCAATAGATACTACTTACGGTATCACCATCCATGAAACAGTAACGCACAACACCATCCCGTTCAGGGATAGGAAGGCCGTCTTCACCAATCCACCAGTCAATGAACTTGGCTACCCAACTGTCAGGATCAGGATTACATGTGCCGATGAAACGATTGCGGATATGGAAAGCGTTACGGTTACAAGTGATAAGATATTTGAATTTAGAGTAATCCATGTGCGTGATTTCGTCCACACCTATATAGGCAAATTGCTTACCCTGAAAACGCTTTTTGAAATCGTCAAGCGTATCTGCATGGTAGTTGAATTTCAGGAACCCTCCTTTATTGAAGTTCCAGCGCATATCATTCTTCGATTTGTTGTACTCTCCGAAATCATCATAAAGTGTAGATGAAGTTTCTACCATATCGGAAAGGTCTTCTATCTCGTGGCGAAGGAGAACTGAACGGAAATTCTTATTCTTTATATCCTTTAGAGCTTCCATAAGAAGGGTGAATGTCTTACTTCCTCCACGGCACCCTCCACAAATGGTAATGTCAGCCGGAGTAGAAAGCATATTCTCCTGCCCTCCACCTTGCGCAATGATTTTGTTGGGATTAGGTATTTTTCTATCCGCATCCCTTAGTATTTGGATATACTCATAATTGAGAACCAAATTATCATTCGTTGTTTTGACTCCACTGTATTTCTCCATATAAAATAAAGGAAAGCCGATCTTCACATAATCTATGTGCAGACCGGCCTATAAGCTCTGATTCAATTATTACAGCACAAAAATACGCATAAAGAGTATTATTTTCTACTTTTTAATAGAAAATAATATGAAAAAAGTTTTGAGATAAGAAATACAGTCTATATATTTGCAACGAAAACGTAGGATATGATAAAGGTACATGCAGATAAAGACACAGATCAAAGAGAAATATGCAACAAGATAGTTTTATGTCCGATATGTGGGCAAAAGCTAACTGACGTTAACTATGTCAATGGTGTTGTTATTTTGAGAGTAAAGTGCCGAAGATGCAAAAACTATATCAGCGTAGATATTACAGGTACAAAGTAGTTTTCAGGATAATATTGCGGAATGGAGAAGTGGTATCTCGCGAGGATCATAGCCTCGAAAACGGCGGTTCGAGTCCGTCTTCCGCAACAATAGATTGGAGAAGTGGGTTACAGCGAGGCATAATGCCCAACCGGAAGGTGGTTGATCCCCGCGGGAAAATTAAAAGCTGGTGTCGCTCCGTACACTAAAACGGAGACACGGAAAGATGGCAGACGCGGTGTATGCGCCGGACTGAAAATCCGGTTAAGGTGATTCGATTTCATCTCTTTCCACAAATTGAGATATGGTGTAATGGTAACACAGCAGACTTTGGTTCTGCTATTCAAGGTTCAAATCCTTGTGTCTCAACAGTAATGGGTAGTTACCGAAGCGGCAAACGGGATAGACTGTAAATCTATTGGCTTTCGTCTTCATTGGTTCGAGTCCAATACTGCCCACTATAATATGAAATAAGACCAAAGAGTCAGATTGATGCAAAAAGCATTGTCTGACTCTTTTTTTTCAACATAAACACAAAATAAAATCACGATGGAACAAGAACAAATCTTATCCACATTAACCGAGAAACTTGGAAAAACCAGTTTGTCACAAAAAACACTGACTGATTATGTAACGAGTAATCTGCCGGGTGAAGGTGCTGAACCTGATGAAAATTATTGGAACAGACACGTCACCTTTTTAAAATCACTTGACGGAAATTTCAGTCACGATGTTGCTACACAGATAGAGGACTTTAAGAAAAACTATAAGCCTCAATCTACCACCCCGGCTCCAACAACTCCTTCTACTTCTTCAACATCACCGACAAACGATGATAAACTGGCGAAGAAATTGGAAGAAATTGAAGCACGCCTAATGAAAGAAGAAAATGCAAAAGTCCAGGCTGATTTGATGAAGAAGGTTTCAGCAGCTATGAAGGACAAGCAGGCAAGCGATGATTACGTGTTGAGCAAGACTTTGCAAGGTGCAACCTTTGATACTACAAAAAGTGTGGATGAACTGGTTGCTGAATATCTTCCAAAGTATGATGCTGAATACAAAGCGTGCCGAGGAAATGGCGTTGCTCCAAGAACAACCAACAATGAAGGTGGAACACATCACAATGCTGCCAGCAAGTACTTTGAGCGTAAAGGCAAAAAGGAAGGTTGGAAGAAATAATTGATTATTAACCATTAAAACAGTAAACGTATGGGAACAATGGGTAACACATTTGACCGCGATTCGCTGAAATATGGGCATGCACGGAAGGTATGGCGAGAAATACGCCACAGATACCCGGCCGGCGGCACCATTAAGAATATTTCCGATTTCGTGGCGATGGGTAAGGTTCCGGGTGGAACTCCCGTGAAGTATGATGCTTCAACAAATGAGATTACTGCAATTACCGATGCACAGATTAAAGCCGCCGAAGACGTTACTACGCTTGGCATTAACGGGTATTTGCAGGAAGATGCACGCATAAAGGATGCCAACACAATAGCCACCGGTACGGTGATTTATGCTGGTGAAATTTATGAGTATATGTTTGATGCAGAGGTTGCAGCCAAGCTGAAAGCTTTGGCAACCCTTCCTCAAATTGTGTGGGTACAGTAAATTGAATGTATAACTAAAATCAGGATAACGATATGAATACGCTACCTATTGACTTGTATAAGGTTCTCGAATATGGACTTGGCGGGGACACTTGGCAGGAATTTATCGACCGCTATAAGGAGAAATATGATCTTCTCCAAATTGACGGTTTCGATTTTGAAGCTACCAAGCTGGACTATACCTTCTCCCAACTTATTTCAAGTCTCGGCGTGAAAACGCTTCCAGCCTATGTTGATCCGGAAAGCCCGGGTTACGAGGCAGCTTTGGGAGAACTTGAAGGGAAGACGGGTAATATCCCGACTCAAAAGAAGTTCTACCGTCTTAACCGCGTTACGGTAAGACAGCAATTGCAACTTTTGCAACGTGTTGGTATGTCTGCATTGACACAAGAAATGCAAGATGTATTCTTGGGCTTGCTTGATGAAAGTGCTGACGGTCTTATTGGATCGTACTACAATGCACTGACACATCAGCGAATGAGAATTGTTTCTACGGGTAAATTCACTATTGATACTGAAAACAACCCGAGAGGTTTGAAGGGTATCACTATTGATTTCAATATCCCCGATAGTCACTATCAAACATTGACCGGCACAAGCCGTTGGTGGACTAAAGACGAACACATTCCGGCTAATGAAGGTTCGGCTTCTGATCCGATTATGGACGTGAAGAACAGAGTGAAGGAGATTCGCCGTAAGTATCATTATTTGGGTAAAATCCAAATGGAGCTTGCACAAGATTTATGGGATGATCTTATGTCGCATACCAAAGTGTTGACTCGTATCGGTCACTCTTTATATCCGACTATTACGGACGATAAAACCGTATTGGCAAACGCGCAGAATGAAGATGAAGAAAGACTGAAATCAATCTTCAAAAAGCTGGTAAAAGTGGATTCCATTGTAGCGCGTGACAGCTTCGCTTTCGTTGACAAGCCCGGTAAAGATACGGACGGCCAGCCTGATCTTATCACTGAACAAGTGGAAAACTTCAAGGCAACCAACATTTCCTTTATTCCGGTCGGTCAGCTTGGCACTATTCAGGGGGTAGAACCTCTGACGCTGGGTTATGAAGCTAATAAAGTGGCTTCTTATGACGGTGGCCGTCTGAAACTGACGCAAAGAGCTAATCCTGAAACACACTCAATCTACATTGAGAGTGAGGCGGCTCAATTGTGTGTGCCGAAGATTCCGCAGTACATGTTCATTTCGACCGTTACTGTGTAACCTCTTATTCCTTACAAGAATGACTGGAGAACTTTCTCATACAGAAGATATGACCATTGAGGACTTTTTGAGTGGCGCAACTGCTTATGAAATAGCGGACAACGCCCTCAAAAGGGTTCTTGTGAAGCGGGAGATAGCTTTCGGGACAATGGTAAGCGAACTGACTGAAAGGCAACTTGACCTTGCAACTGCCGACATTTACATGTGGTGCGCAAGCACTCCAAGTAGTAAGAATGATACGGAGGACAGTGACGGGGGCTGGAAGCACAAAGAAGGTGGTTGGCAAACCAGTGCGTATGACAAGCGGCAACTTCGGGAAATGGCTAAAGAACTATATGAGAAATGGGGTGAAAATGTCGTGAAAGGCAGCAAAATCAGAATTATCAATTTTTGAATATGAAAGTTAGCAATCCAAGATTTCCGCATACATGCACCATCTATCGAATGATTGATGAAACCTCTTTTGATGAAGGAGAGAAACAGGTATTGTATGAAGGCGTATGCCGAAAGTATAGTGGTACTTCACTTCGTACTTTCAAAACGGAAAACGTGATTAAAAGTGACTATGCTTTGAGTCTGCCGGGAATTATAGAAGGAATAATGGCCGGTGACTTGATAGATGTAACTGACCGACAAGGGACTTTCATTCAATGCGTGGTTTCTGATAGCTATGCCGGGAACTTGGGTACAACGGTCTATTTTAATCTTGCAAAGAATTAGCGATGGATAGCCGGGATAATAGTGTGCTGTTTGACGAGGGTATGAAGAAGGCCAAAGAAATAATTTCAGGTCATATTTTCGACCTATTGGTAAAATGTTGTGAAGACCTTATTCAAGATGCCGTTCAGAACAAATCCGGCTTTCGGAACTTAACGGGTAATACGATAACGAGTTATGCGTGCGGGTTATTCATGGACGGGAAATTTTCATATTTCGTTTGCAGTGGTGACTCTATGGCACAACCGGTAAGAGTGAAGTTGACTAAGGGCGAAACATTTGTCGGTATCAGTTATGATAATCAGAACAGACGTTTTACCGGGACGGTGGAAACCGACAAGGGCTTTGGGGAAGCTTTCTCTTTCAATTTTCTAAAAAGGTACAAGTCAAAGGCACGTAATGGATTTGAGATAGTGATGTGTACGGGTACTGAATATTCTACCTATTTGGAGAATGTACTAAATGCAGATGTATTGACTGGAACATTTCAAAGAGCGCAAAACACTTTATCAAGGAACATTAAACCTATAAAATAATGGAACGAATAGTTTATAGACGCAAGGACATTCTGAAACAACTTGTTGACGCTGTAACCGGCATTGGCGAGAAAGTTTTTGTAACGGATCGCCCAACTGCGGAACAAAAGGGTATGAAGGACTTTGTTATTGTCCGGCTTCCACAAGCTATTCAGGATAAAGGAAGTACTTATCAAGACACTTATTGTCAGATTAATGTATTTGCACGTGACCGCGCTAATGGACTTGAAAATACCGTCCGTTTGGATGAAATGCAAATGGGTGTGTTTGAAAAGTTCCCAATTGTGACAGATTTATTTTCGGCTGTAAGCCCGCGACTTCTTCCCGGTGGAAATGACGGACTCGGCTTTCATTCAATAATAATACAAGCGAGACTTATAATTAATAAATGACAAAACTTAAATAATTACAACTATGGCAGAAATGACTATTACTACCAAATTGGCAGAGTTGAAGACACTCTTTAATCAGATGAAAGAGGTCTATTTCTTGACTGTTCCTAATGCAGACTTGGCAACACTGAAAGCTTTCGATATGGAGCTTCCCGTCTTGGATGATGGCGTTACCTTTGATACCGGTGCGGCCGATATTTCAAAAATCAAAATTACCACCGGTGCCATTTGGACTTCCGTTGCGAATGCCGGTGATGCAGATATTCAGTTCCAAGTTCCTTCTGTAGCTGGCAAGATCAATGACTTGCTGATGAACAAAGTAGTGGAAACCGTGGAAATGTCCGCTACCATTGACGGCATCACCTATGAAGGTGAAGGTTACAATGTTGAACCGAAAAAGGTTATCGGTGGCTTGTTTATGCGCAGCGAAGACCGCGCAGCCGCTTTGTTCTTACCGAACATTGAAGGCTACAGCAACTTTGTGAGCGAACGTGAGAAACCCGGTTACTTTAATGTAGCAGTGTCTCCGTTGAATGATACGAATGGTGCAGCTATTTACATTCTTCGCAAGAAGGTGACCGCTCCTGGGGCGTAAGGCAATACTTTGCAAAATTCATATTAACGAAAAGGTGGTGAGCTACTGATACCGGCCACCACCTTTTTTATTTAAACACAAGTAGAATATGGCAAAAAAAGATATTACTCTTCCGGCATCGGAAGATGAAAAGCTACTGAATGACATTGTAGAAAACAGTGTGGACTATGTGGAAGTCCGGGGGAAGAAATATGCTATCTCATGGCTAAGAAGAGGGACAATACGAACGTTTACCAATGCCATGCAGAAATCAGGGAATGATGATAAAATCAGTTGCCAGTGTGCAGCATCCATCATTCTGAATGGGTATTGGAAAATCAAGTTCTTCTATCCAGTCTTATGGCGTTGGTTCTACTATATCAAACAATATGGCGACCATGAATTGATGCAGGTTATCGCTACCGGCAAAAAAAAAATTCCAGTGGAAGACTACTTGACAGCTACCATATATCTGACCGCGATGAAGGACACGATGATGACAATGACAAAAGAGGAAGCCGAGCATATCCTTCACGAACCTTCTACGGGCAAAGCTGGGAAATAGGTAAATCTTATCCGTGGTTGACCGAACCATTAAGGATATTGGGCATTCCGGTGAGCAAACCTTTGTTCGGGATTTATTGGGGGCTGACAAATGCTCAAATAGAGTTATTGGCAATGGACGTATCTATTGTAGTTACAGACCACGAGGATGATGATAATGGAAAATCACCTGACAAAAAAGGTTTTAAATCTCCTTCGGCCAAAGAGATTGAAGCTGCCGCGAACCGTTGGAAGGAGAAATACAGTGATGGCAATGTGACTGTTTGCATAAACGACTATAAGTAACATAAACACAATGAAATATGGCTGATCTTGGCAATCTTTATTTCGATATAATGTTCCGTGATAAGACAGCGGAACAGCGAAAAAAAATAAAAGCGGAGATCACCAAAGACTTGAAAGCAAAGCTTGATGTAAGTTTTGACAAAAAGAAGTTGGTTGGTGACATGAAGACTCTGCTACAAAGCGAGAAATTTAAAATTAATGTCGTAATAGATAAGGCAAGCACTACGCAAGCCGTCCGCGCGGCATTACAAGCTGCCGGGCTTAATACCAACTTTACGGCAAGTGATTTGCGTGCGGCAAAGGCAGCGGCCATCCAATCCAAAGCGGAAGCCGCTGCCGCCGCATCGCGTGAACTTGCCCGACAAAGAGCCGCACGTGCTACTAAGGCCGAATTGGATTTGGCAAATGCCCGTATGCGATCCGCTGATGCAGCAAGGCGGCACGTAACAGCCACCCTAAATATGAATGGGGCAATGAGAAGCCAGTTCAGTATTGTAGGGCAGTTGAAGAATGAGTTTTTGGGGCTGTATTCTATCTATGCAGCACAGAATTTCCTACGTGCGGTAGTAGATATTGGTGGTGAATTGGAAAATCAGAAAATAGCTATGGCCTCCATCCTGCAAGATGAAGGTAAAGCTACTACTATTTTCAACCAAATCAAGAAACTTGCGGTTGTTTCTCCCTTCGGAGTTATGGACTTGAACCAGTATGCGAAACAACTTTCGGCATACTCTATACCCTACAATGAACTATACGACACCATGAAGAGGCTGGCTGATATTTCTGCCGGTGTAGGTGTCGATATGGGGCGTATCATCTTGGCCTTCGGTCAGATTAAGGCAGCGAAGTTTTTGAAAGGAACAGAACTTCGACAACTGACAGAGGCTAATATTCCGATGGTGGATAAGCTGGCAGAACGCTTTAGCAAATTGGAAGGCCGTATTGTTAGTGCCGGTGAAGTGCTGGATATGATTTCAAAGAAAAAAGTCACGTTTGAAGACGTGAAAGATGTTCTTTGGGAGCTTACGGGTGAAGGCGGCATGTTCAATAATATGCAGGAAGTTCTTTCTGAATCTGTAAAATCCAAATGGAAGAACTTGGCCGATGCTATTGACATTATGCTTGGGGACGTGGCAGAGTCCATGGGAAAATCATTAAAATGGACTGCGGAAAGTCTTACCGTGCTTGCGCAAAACTGGAAAGAAGTGGTTCCGGTCATTCAAGCGGCAGTTGCTGCCTTTGGAGTTTATAAGGTTGCCATGTTTGGAGCCAATCATTTGATTGGTACTGAAAATGCCCTACTTATAAAGAATACACTCGCGGCAAAACAGAAAGCAGCTGCAAACTTGGTAGTCGCTTCCAGTTATCGTACTTTAACCAATGCAGAGAAAGGGGTTATAGCTTCGAGCAAAACCATGTCAACCGCTGACTGGAAAGCATTGGCAAGTAGCGGGGCTTTGACTAAGGAATATGCCTTGCGGTTGATGGCTCTCGGCAAATTGAAGTCCGGGCAGGCTGGGCATATTATACAGACACTTGGCATTTCCCGTGCAGAAATGACGGCGGCACTCTCAACCAGTAAATGGCGTGTTGCCATGATTTCGCTGGGGTATGGTATTAAGCAAGTAGGACTTGCATTGAAAGGATTACTTTTCAATCCATACATGCTTTTGTTTGCCGGGCTTACTACAATCAGTGAACTTTGGTTTAAGTCCGGGCAGAAAGCGGATGAAATGAATGAACGCATTTCTGACCTTACCACAAGAGCACAAGACGGCTTTAAGAATCTGACAAAGGAGGCTCAAAAGTTCATTGCCGTTGATCCTTTTAAAGCCAATGACGCTTCGCTTATTTCCTCTATTGAAGAAATGAAAACTGCATTAAAAGATTATTCTCCGATTTGGGCTGAAACTTTCAATGAGGCTTTCAAAATTGACAAGGAAGGAAATAGTGTAAAGAGTCTTGCAGAACAATATGTATTGCTTCGGGATGCACTGAATAATACCAAAGAAGCCTACAAGTTGCTGAATGATATAAAAGGTGCATCAGAGTATGCCAATGAAGCTACTGATGGATATTTTGATGATAGTTTCAGTGAGAATATCGAAGATTATATCAAATCTGAAAAGAAGGTCGATAAAATCATAGACAGCATGACCGGCAACTATATCGAGTATTCTGCCGCTATGCAAAAGGTCATAGCCAAACATGAGGACTTTGCGAAAGTTGCTTTGGGAAAATCTTTGAAAGAGCAACTGAATATTATCAAAGAATACCCTAAAGCATTAGCCCGGCTGAATAATGAATTGCCATTCTTGGGCAGTTATAGGGATGATGTTTTCCATTTACGTGAAGCGTGGAAAAATTCTAAGCGTGTTTTCGATGAAGAGGTTGCACCTGACATGCAGGACTTCATATCTGAATACAAATCGAGGTTACAAGCCGCTGGCTGGGACTTGGATAAATTGACTGGTGCCCAAAAAGTTGCAATTGGTTTGGATATAAGTGCTTTTTTGGATCAGTTCAAAGAAATGCCGATTCATATACGCCGATTCCTCAATGGAGAAATTCTTGAAAAGCAATTCAATATCAAAATAAATGCTGAATTTGAAGACAAGATAAAAAGTTTATCTGACCTGCAACAGAAATTCAATGAAGCTACTGACGGGCAGTATGAGGCTCAAATCAAAGTATCTACTGATCCTGATGAAATTGTCAATAATATCCGTAAAGCATATAAAGAGGCCAAAGGAACAGTCGCTAATTTGAAACCTATCCTGATTGAAGCTGGCATTAATATTGAAGGAATTGAAAATCTTGATACAAGCAAGCTTGATGGTTGGCTCCGGTCGGTGGCTGATACGGTAAAGAAGGCTTTGGGAATAACTACGGGAGGTGAAAAGGGTGCAAAGTTACTTGGCTTCTCCCTTACTGATCCAAATAAGGATAGTACAAAGAAAGATGCCTTTGCCGAGAAGATGAAGGAACGTGTCAGTCTATTAAAAGATGCCTATGCTGAATACAAAAAATGGATTGCTCTTGTAGGGAAAGATGAAGCGGCCAATAAGGTTAAGGGATCGGGGATGTTTGACTCTTTGTTCAAAGGTAAGGAACCGGTAGATATTGATAATTACCGGGATGAACTGAATAAAGTTCTGAATCAGCTTGACGACAAGACCAAAGAACGCAGGGAATTGAAGGTTTCCATACGGAAAGTTCTTTTGGATATTGATGCCAATGCCATGAAAGAGGCTTCGGATAAGGCTTCTAAAGAGATTGAAGGGTATGTATCTAATATTTCAAAGAAATGGGATATTTACAAGCAACTTACCGATGCCGGGACGAATAAGAGGGATGCTTCACTGTATGCTTTCGGTGCGTTGTCTGAATATGAAAATAAGGCCGAGGAATTAGCTAACAGCGTACAGAAGAAAATGAGAGAGAAAGGTATATATATACCTTTTAGCTTTAAGGAAGAAGAGGCTACCGAAGCTTTTGGCGGCAAGGATAGTGTTTTGTATAAGCAGTTCTTTAGTGCGTGGAAAGAGGCAAAGGATGCCATTGAAAAAGACAGCTTGGAAGTAAAATTGAAGGAAGCAAATGCTATCAACAAGTATAAGTCCATAGCTGAAAAAATACGAGATTTGAGTGAAAAATATGCTCCACTAACCGGTACATTCATAGGTGAGAACAATGAACTTTTTGGAAATGAAGACGGCATGACTCCTGGGCAGAAAGCTCTATTTACCGAATATAAAGAAGAAGTGACGAAATTAAAGGGACAGTTGCTTGAATTACTTCCTGTATGGGAACAGATTTTCGGGGATCAGACTTACAAATCGTATGGGCAGATACAAGAAGCATCCAACTATGCACAACAAATTATTGATAATGCTACCGTAAAGAAAGACAAGAATGGTAAACCAGTTTCTTATACTTCATGGTATAACGATGCGGATGGCAACAAAGTTGATGTCAGTGGTACATATTCCCAAATAGAGAAGCTAAGAAAAGCTATACAAGATTTGTATAAGGAAGGTTTGCAGAAGAATCCTTTTGCTACCCTTGTAAAAAATGTAAAAGACCTTTTCTCAAAGAAAAACGGGGATGAAGACGAAAAGAGCTTAACTGAAAAATTATCAGCTATTGGTGAAAGTGCCGCGGAGAGTGCGGAGCTTGTCGGAACATTCGCCGGGCAGATGTCGAGTATGTTCGATGCTCTTGGCAATGAAGGAATGGCAGACTCTATGGGTAATGTACAAGATGCCATGACTTCTATAAGCAATATTGGGCAAGGCTTTGCCAAAGGTGGTATTGTGGGTGGTATTGCCGCCGCAGCCGGTGAAGCTGTTAACTGGATTGGGAAGATAGCACAAGCCCATGATAAGAAACTTGATAAGGCTATTGAAAAAAGTAAGCTTCGCGCCCAACAGTTGCAAAATGTATATGAACAGATTGACGGTATTCTTGAACGTTTCTTGGGTAGTGGTACCGATTTGAAGTTGGTAGATGCTGAAAATGACCGTAGCCAGTTGAATCAGTTGAACCGTCAGATTAATGAGATACGTAGCAAAGGCAAGATCAACATCTTTGATTTAATGTCCTTGCAGAAATATAAGCAAGAAGCGGCAAAACTGCAAAAACGGGTTACTGCATACGATGAAGGCGGTGCATACGGCTATCAACGGGCATTGATGCAGGAACAACTTTCAGAATTACAACTGCAACGCCAGGCTGAACTTGACAAGAAGAAGACGGATAAGAGTAAGGTGGCTGACTATGAAAATCAGATCGCCGAAATGAAGCAACAAATAAAGGACTTTGCCGAAGAAACCGCAGAATCTCTTTATGGTATCAATCTGAAAGATTGGGCTTCACAGTTGGGGGATGCTCTGTATGAGGCTTGGCAAAAGGGTGAAGATGGAGCCGTAGCCTTTAAAAACAAGGTTGCAGACATTATGGGCGATGTGATGAACTCTATTCTCAAAATAGGCATATTGGAGCCAGCTATGCAGCAACTTCAAACAATGCTCTTCGGAGAGGATGGTACGAGTGGCTATTTCGGGAAGGATTTTTCTCTCGATGATAAGGAATTGGATAGCATTGCCGACTACTTGATGGGTGTCAGTGAAAAGACTGACGATTACTATTCCATGCTTGACAAATTGAATGACTATATGGAAAAGAAGTATGGTGTCAGCATGAAGGAGGAAGAAGAAAGTAGCAGCGGGCTATCTAAAGGGGTGCAGAGTGTAACGGAGAATACGGCTGACCTATTGGCCTCTTATATCAATGCTATCCGGGCAGATGTAAGCATGAAGCGTGAATATGTGCGCAGACTGGTTGAAGATTTGTTCCCAGCCTACAATGTGATAGCAGAAGCGCAGTTGAAGCAATTGACTATGATACAGAACAATACAGCAAAGAATGCTAAATTGGTGGAAGAAATCAGAGATATATTGCATAAGAATGTAAATGGTGTAAACAAATTCCATATATGATTATGAATAAGTTAAATGATGAATTAAGAGGTCGCGCCGTGGCGTGCGGCCTCTGCCAACAGTGGCAAGGTGACTGGAGAGATAGTAAGAACCAGCAAGAATTAATTGATATGTACATACGCGGCATTGATTTTTGTATTGAGCATGATTATCCGTCCGTGGAATACATAAAAGCAAATTTCGACCGGGACTTACTTCATAAAAATCATGTTTTTGCTGACGAGCCGGTGACTGGTGGGGACAATGGTGTGTATGTGCTAAATGGTAAATGTTCCGGGAATCTTTCTTTTGGGAAATTTGCAGCTGCTACACTTCATTTGCGGCATGATAGTGAATTAAATATTGAAGTAGAAGGTTGTGCCAAAGTTTTCGTGAGTGTTTATGACCGGGCCAAAGTGCACGTCAAGCAAAGTGATGTTGCTAAAGTGTATGTATATGTTCTTAGTAAAAGCTGTAATGTAGAAACCGAGGGGGATGTCATGGTACGATATAAAACGGATAGGAACTAACATGAAATCGTAATATGCTCGATTTGTGATGTTTATCATTCCATTTGTTTGCTATGGTATCATATTTAAGAGTTGGAAATGGCTTACGACATATCTGTATGTAGGCTTATTTATATTGTGTCTAAATGTAGATGTAAAAACGATTGTTTTTATTTACCGATGTTTACCGATACTTACTGATATTTACTGATGCTATTTTGTTGATTTTTAATGTATTGCATGGGGTAAATATCGTCTTTATATTTGTGTCAGAAACGGTACTGTTCGGTTCATTTCGTGGTTGCTATGGACTGAAAGAAAAGATATATTGGGCATTTCCCTTTGAGGCAAGCAACCACATTAGGCTTCATTGGGATTTGCCTTTTTATTCTGAATAGTATGAAGACTAATCAAATTATGGTGCGGACGATGGGTGAGTTTAAAATAACCCAGCGCACAAGTGATGGCTATTTTGATGGAAGCGAACTTTTACGGCAATGGAATTGTGTTGCTGATAATCCGAGAAGACGCATGTCTGAATTTATAGACAGCCCTAAAACAAAAGAGTTTCTAAAGGCTCTCGCAACAGATGAAAGCCAAAGACGGAAAAACGACATTGGTGAAAATCAGATACTTATGAAAATAAAAGGTCGAAACACAAAACAGGGAAAAACTTCTGATAAAGTTTGGATGAATCCTCTTTTATTTATCAAGTTTGCTATGTGGATTAACCCTACATTCGAGGTAAAGGTATTACGTTTCGTCTATGACGAAATGATAAAGTTCCGTAATTTATCCGGTGACGCTTACCCCTCAATGTGCAAAGCCCTGAAATCAATTTTGCCGGAGAATATTTTTCGCGATAAGGTAAAGGACTTGGCGAAATCATTAAACATCATTGTTTACGGCAAACATGAAAGTGAAATGAGAAACAAAGTGGCAGATGAAGGGAAACTGAAAGAGTTATATGAGCTTGAAATGAATATTGCACAATGGATCAATCTTGGTATCGTGAATGACTACCATTCATTAAAGAAAGCTCTCAATAATCTGTATTATCAAAAATACCCCAACGTACTTCCATTGTAATATGTAGATAAATAAGCGGGGCACTGACTCCGCTTATTTCTTTTTCTCCTTATTAATATCAAACTCTTTCTTTACTTCTTCCTCATTGGTATCTTCCTTACTAAAGATATAGACGTAATATTTTCCTTTATCACTATACCAAATGGAGTTGGGTTCCAGTTTCCAACCTTTGCGACTCATTAAATTTATAAGTTGTATATCATTTTGATCCTCTATCTTTTCTCCATTAAACTCATATATGCGTTTTGAGAAATCTCCAAAATTTAATATATAGCATGATTTCCCCATAGCATTAAATTTTGCAGAGCAATACATTTTGTAAGTTTGAGAAAAAGCCATCATCGGTATAATAGATAGCATTAACAATAACAGTACCTTTTTCATTTCTTTCTTATTTTATTAATTATCTGTTTAATATCTCTCTTAAAACCTTTATAATCATCTTTATATATTGCCAAAAGAGCACCCATTATCAGGCATATAATTATGTAAAATGGCATCATCCAATAACCACCAAATACACTAAAACATATTAGTAGGATTATCAATATCCAAAGGAGAAATCCGATCATACATTAATCCTCCCAAAATGTACCTTCCGTATAATCCCAATTATCTAATATTTCATTCACTTCGGCAATCTTTATCTGTTCAGTCCTTTCCTTCTCCTTTCGGATCAGTCCGTTAATGAATTTACTGATATTGGGTTGCTGGTAGATATACTCTACCAAGTCTAAGTCGAATCGGATGCTTCTGACCTTGCTCTTTGTCGTGGGCTTATTCCGGTGAATTTTATGCTCTTCATTTTCTTCCATTTATTTGTCTTCCTTTATAATATGGCAAAGTTATTAATTATTAAAAACACCATCAAAGTCTATTCTTATGTTTTGCAACATATTTCACAAATCAGACTCTATTATGGCATATAATATAATGCTTTAAAAATTAAAAAGAGTTTTATTTTCTATGATAATATGGAAAATACAATTATATTTGCGTTGAAATAACTTAATGTAAGGCCATAGAGCTTGTTGTAGAGGTATAAATATCTCTGCGGCAAGCTTTTTTTTATATGTGTGTATGAATGAACCGTATTCAATATTGATGCAGAAGACAATGGAGAACGCGCCAGTTAAGGATAGCTTGGTGCATTTCGAGATTGTATGTACGGAATTTCCGTTCAAGCCAGGTGGGGAAACAAAAGACCTACCGAAACGGGATTGGCCGGGAGAAAACGGTGAAGATACCTACATACCCGATAAACTACCATTGAAGGCATACGACTTAGAGGCAAAGATGTGCTATAAAGGAGACTTGGGTACTGCATACGATAAAATAATGGCTTTTCAAAACTATCTCACGGGTGAAAATGGTGACGGTGCCACTCTGAAAATATACAACTCGCATACGGGTATCGGACGACAAGGACTTTACTTGCTGGAAGTTGGGGATTTTGAATTTAGCAAGTCCAATATGGATGAAGTCTTGACCTTCCCGGTGAAATTCCGGGTGACTGATCCGCGGACTCAAATAGTTCCTTCATACAGCGTGGCCGAACCTACAAGGATAGTTTCATTGGTTGAAAAGAAGTAGTATGGCGTGGAAGGTTTATGATAAAACTGGTAATACGGTACGTTGCATAATCAAAAATTTGGAATACAACGGTACGTGGATGGGAGCATGTTTCGTAACAAGCACCCTGAAAAGTGCTGTACCTATATCCTTTGAAATAGGCGATTACATAACGTACCGTGGTGAGAAGTTTGAAATAAACTATGATCCTACGGCACTCAAAAAAGCAGCAAGAAAAACTTCGGGGGAAGCATTCATTTATGACAGTGTGAAGTTCAACTGGCCGGGTGATGAATTGACACGATGTGACTTTCTTGATTATGTGAAAAGTGATAATCAGGTACATTTCACATCTTTACCCAAATTCAGTTTCTTTGCTTCATCCATACAAGACTTGGCAGACCGTGTTCAGGTTAATCTTGACCGTATATATGCCGGAGAACAAAAATGGACGGTTGTTGTGCACCCGGAGTATGTGAGTACTACGAACGTGAATATTGATATAAACAATATCAAAGTGTGGGGTGCACTGGAATTGTTCAATTCAAAATTCGGAGCAAACTTTGTTATTCGCGGCCGGACTATCACAATCGGAACTGCGGGAATAGCTGTTGGAAACATCTTCAAATACGGCCGTGGCAATGGCTTGTATGAAATACAGCGAACAGCAGAGGCCGACCAGCAAATTATTACCCGATTGAGGGCTTATGGTAGTACTCAAAACATGCCTAACCGGTATTACAATAAATTAGCAAACAGTTCTCTCACTAATTTCCTGCCAAACAACATGGCGGTGGAGAATTTGATGTTGCCCAGTTTTCCGAAGACTACACTTGATCCGTATATCGACAGTAAGAATATTACTGCACTTGGCGTACGGGAAGGGAGTGTGTATTTTGACGGTACCAATGGTTTGGAAGAAATACATCCTTCGATGGAGGGAATGACCGCACAACAGTTGAGGGATGCAGGTATCAGCATTTCGCTGGATGCCGGTGATAATGGAAATCTTGACGAAGTGGCTGGTGCCGAACAGTTAACGGACGATGGCACAATGGATAATTTAAAGGAAGGCGAAGTTATTCCTCCCTTTACCATAACTTTGAAAGATGTAGGCTTTGATATTAATGATTATATGACTTCGGAAACAGCCGCCATATCCATGAAAGACGGAATGTGCGGAGGACGGGAGTTTGAGATAACTAAATACGAAAAGCAGGGAAACAAGTATGTATTGACTTGTGATCGCGTTTATGATGAAGGATTGAAACTCTATTTCCCTTATAAAGACTACAATATTAAGGCTGGGGACAAGTTTGTGTTGCTGTATATTGATATGCCGGACGTTTATATTCAGGCCGCTTCCCAACGACTACTTGCCGCAGCAAAAGAATATCTTGCAAAGAATGACTATGTACGTTATTCTTATGAGCCAAAAGTAGATGATATATTCATGGCACGTCAGCATGACGAAGCTATGGCAAGAGGCGAAGCAAGCATACATGACACGATTAAAGAAGGTGATCTGATGCTGTTTACGGATGAAGACCTCGGTATTAATGGAAGTATCATAATTGATACCCTTGTTATCAAAGAGGGTGAAGATATGATACCAAAGTACACCATGACGCTTCGGAATGAAAAGGCCGTAGGATCACTTGACAAAATTCAAAATCAAATAGATTCTATTGCGGGCGGTGGGCAAGGCACCGGTGGCTTGAATACCCAACAGATACAATCCATAATCCGTTCATTGGGCAACCAGCTTTTCCTTTCCCGTACTCACAATGATACAGCGGCCGGACTTATCAGTTTCTTGGCTGGTGCCATTTTTGGCGCAAGCGGATTTGCCGAAGGTCTAACCGGATTTGGTGCAAAGATAGACGGTATGGGGCGTGGCTATATGGAAAGTCTTACTTTACGCCGTTTCTTAGAGGTGCCCGAATTACGTTTTAATCGTGCCGAAATTGTAATCGGTGACAAATGGCGTTCGCCCGGTGCAGGTATCATTGAAAGTGTAGAACCTGATTATGATGCTGACGGTAATATGTTACGTTCGGGCACCGTGACTTTGAAACTACAAGACGGCGAAATTGGTGCTGTGGCTGTAGATGATATTTGTATGGGGTATTTCCATGATTATGAAGTATTGGCTAATAATGCTACTTCTGATGTGGATGATAGCCGTGGCAATCGTATGTTTGCCGGTTTTTGCACGATCTATTTCCGTATAACTGAAATTCTCGATGCCGGAACAAACAAAAGATTCCGTTATGTGCTCCGTGGTATCTCTGACCGTTGGCAATATTCTTTCCATCCGTGCGCTGCCCTGCATTTCGTGGCTTATGGCAATTTCACCAACAAAGACCGTCAGACCTCGGCTTATGAGACAAGAACTTATCGCCGTTTCTTGGTTGGGGTGAATGATTGGGAATTTACAAAGAGCATGATTGCCATGCAGGACGGAGATTTGAGTAACCTTAATATTTTCGGACTGGAAATGACCGGTTACTCTGCCTATCTGAATAATATCTATATGACCGGTACAATAGAGCAACTGCAAATAGAAGCTCCTGTACGTATTGAGATTGATACACAAGGCGATAATTTTTTGGCTTATGGCGAGTCAATGGATATTACTTGCAAGGTTTTTAAAGGCTGGGAAGACATTACGGACACGGTACGACAGTGGACTATCCGAAGAGATAGTGGAGATACTGCTGACGATGAGGCATGGAACATCAAACACAAAGAGTTTAACGGTTCAATTACAATATATAACACAAAGGAAATAAGTGATTTAGGGAATAATTCTGTAACGGTAGTAAGTACCTTATTTACCATTACGGCAACAAATGAAACGGCAGTTGTAGAAGCAATTTTGACAATATGATAGAAAGTGAGAAGAAAAGAATCAGGAAGGAATTTCAACCTCTTACCCTTGCGGTAAGCTTGAAAATATTGACACCGAGTAGTCCGGCCAATCAGGTCTATAATTCGGCGGTCAATGAGTATGATCCTGACCGTGGGGCTACTCCGTTAGTTATTTTACCGGAGATTATCGCAAATACCTCTGATGGAAGCTGGGATATGCCTTATGTCAATTCTTTATTGGCCGAAATGAACTGGTTTGCTAATGGAAAGAATCTTTCTACAGTAAGTTCATGGAGTGGAAAGTACAGCGTAGATACGGTTGGAGATACCCGCGGTGCCATTACTATTAGTAGAAATGTAGCTCCGGGAGAAAATTTCGAGTTACACTTTGAGGGTGTGATAGCTGATACTCGTCTTGGCGTGAATATTCCCGTGAAAACGGACACTATTGTGCTGACAACGGTAGATAAGAGTGAAGATACCTACGGACTATCTATAGGCGACAGTCAGATTATTCAATATAATCCATTTCTTGACAAGCTCTTATTGTATGATTATAAGGTAGCAAACAAGCTAATTTCTGCATCTACAGGTAACAGAAACGCCGCTTTGGATGAAAATTCATACGAGCGTGCCATCCCGTTAATGGTGACAAAAGGTGTGAATAAGCTTACTACCGGATATACTGTTGAGCTTTATCAAGTGAATAGTGCATCAAGTCAAACGAGGCTAACTACGGCCAACCATGAAGTAATTGCTTTGTCCTTAACCAGCCTTACATTGGATTTACGGCTGATAGAGAAAGGTGACTACTTAGTATTGATAAAGGTTGGTAGTAAGGAGGTTGCAAGGCAGCAATTTTCGGTTAATCGCGTTTATCCCAAATTTACATGTGTACCGGCAAGCCAAGCTTCTATTAACCCGGACGAAATTCTGCACCGGAATGTGGCTATGGTGCAATGGAATGGAGAAATCGTATCAATACCGGCACCTATCATCCGCATGGTATGGTTTACGGATAGTGCGAACAAGACCGAAGTACAGTGGCAAGAAGGTGACAAGGCAGTAATCATGCTGGATGCAACCGGCATTGGTGAAACATATCTCGATGATTGGCTGGACGTGTACATTAAGGCTGAACAGAAGAAGGCTTTTTCAGTGCTTACGGACGGCACGAATGAATATACGGATAGTAGTGGAAACATTTATATAAATAATTGATATGAAGTATGTCATAGCAAATAAAGAGAAGGCAATGGATGCCGGGGTTCTGTTGATGGGACATTTGACGAAAGAGAACTTAATCATCTTGAATGAAAAGGAAGTGGTGTGTTTATCTTCACTTACGGGAGGACTGGATGAAAGGTTGCCCGCTATAGACGGGATAGTTTATACAAACACAAGTATTAACCAAATAATTTCAGAAGGAGGCTGGGAATATGGCAGAAAGTTATAGTGCTCAAAATAGCATTACCATTAAACGTCTTCGCTCCAATGATAGTCTGATGCTGACTTTCGAGAATAACGGCATTGCTTTGTTTCAGGCAGTGGATGAAGAAAGCGGAGCCGTATCGCCTGACTGGACTGTGGCGGCAAACCAACCGGTGCGTACCCCAAAGGTGACTTCGGCACGTGGCTTGGCTGTTAGCTTATCAGGGCATAGTTGGGCATATAACGGTGTAGCACTGAACTTCAATGGTGCTGAAAGTGGAGGCTGGAAGAAAGATAGTACGGGAAAGTTCTCGCTCTATACCACTACTGGAGCAATCAAGATTATTGGCAACTTGGCAAGCAAAACGAATGTTGCAGGTGATACACTTACTTATTCATGCGTGGCATCTACTGCGGGCGTAGAGTATAACTTAACCGGAGAACTGCCCATTGCCATTCAGAATATGGGTGCAAGTTCCTATTATCTTACGATACTTGCAAGCACAGAACAGTTGACGAGTAAGGTTACAAGTTGTACTTTAACGTCTAAACTTTATGCCGGTGCCAATGCCATCACTGACTATTATATCAAATGGTATAAGGACACGGCAGCTTGGGCAGACAAAAACGGACAGAAAAGCATAACCGTGACTCGTAATGATGTGGATGGTACGCAACTATTCATTGCAGAAGTTTATCAGACTTCAAGTGCATCACAACCAATAGCCCGTGCCGGGGTTCGCATTATTGATACTGCTGATGAATTTCAGATAGTATGCTATATAACTTCTGCCAACAAGGAAGTGGACGATGGAAAGCCCGTAACCGTGTCTGCAAAGATTGTGAACATGACTACCGGAGCAACTTATGCTCCTTCGGCAGCTACCTGGAGCATGGACGTGATGGATAAGGAAAGTTGGAAGAGTTTGAAACATGCAGCAACAAATACGATTTCGGTTACAACGACAGAAACAGATCGTAATGGAACCCAATACGATGTTGATGTCATGGCAGAATGTCATTTTAATTAATATAAAACAAATAATGAATTATGGCGAGTAAACAATTAGGAAATGAAACATTAGTGACTTCCATTTTGCGCTCAAATACAGTGCTGGTGGAAGTTGGAGGTAGTGTAAAGCGCATTACGGTGGAGAACTTTATGAACGCTATCAATAACGGCGATGAACAGATGTTGAGACAAGTTGCTTGGGGGATTCCAATCAAACAGTCAACCCAAAGTAGCACAAATTATGGTGTGATTGGTAATACGGCTGCTTGGGAAGAATACAAGTTATATTGTGGCCGTTATCTCGTGGCAAATGACGGAAGGGCGGCAAAGATGTCTCCTACCAACAGTGCTGTATTCGCTGACGGTACTACGGTGGATGAAACTAAAGGTCATGTGATGTGGATCGGCCCCCGTTTGTATTATCGTGTACAGACTGACAGTGTAAGTGGTGTGCCGGTATTGTGGCTTTCCATGCTACCTATTGGCGGTGAATTTGTCGGTGGGGCCAATGGTGGAATGTATAACTGTATTGGTGCATACAAAGGCTCTATGAGTGGAAGTGCACTTGTATCTCGTTCGGGAGTGGCACCGGCAGGTAGTAAGACTATCAATGCGTTTTGGGCGGCTGCACAAGTGAACGGTAAGGAATGGGGGTTGACTGACTACGATCAGCGTAAATTGATGTTGATGCTGGGCCTCTCTGAATATGGCGACACTAATATCCAAGCAAAACTCGGTTATGGTGTATGTGGTAGTTCTAATTTGGACTTATGGGCAACTGCGGCAGCATTGAAAACCGGAGCAACCAAGAGTCTTGGGGATAATTGGGGGAAGGTCGGCATTTCTGTAGTAAACGGAAGTGTTACCGGTGTGAATTGTTCCCGGGTAAATATGATGGGAATAGAAGATCCTTATGGTTGGCAATGGGAGTTTCTGCAAGGAGTATTTTGCGGTAGTTCCAATAACAGTGCGCAAAGCGGAACGGAGATTTTTATTTACAAAGGGAACAGACTCCCAACTACTGCTGAATTGGCCGCGCACCCTAATGGTGAATACAGACAAGCTACCCGGCAGACGGCTTCCGGTCAGGTTCAAGAGATTATTCTTGGTGAACACTGCGATATATTCCCGAAAAAAATAGGTGGGAATAGTACTTCGTATTGGGCTGACTATTCTTGGGCAAACACTACTGGCCAGCTGGTTCTTTGGGGCGGTTATGCGTATGGTGGTGCGTATTGCGGCCTCGCCTATGCGTACTCGGGGTACGACTGGTCGTACTCGTACGCGGCTGTCGGCTCTCGCCTTGCTTATTTTGGGGATTTAACATTTGTTAGTGGTGCAGCATTGATGTCCGCCTAATGAATTTAAAATGATAGTTCTTTGAATTTCAATTAATTAAAACCCGTCCATCTTCTCGTTTTGCGGTAACGGATAACGGGACGAAAGCTGAAAGGCGTGGACGGTTGGCGGAGGGAAACAAAGCTGGTTCTTTGGGGCGGTAATGCGAATAATGGTGCGAATTGCGGCCTCGCCTATGCGAACTCGAATAACGACTGGTCGAACTCGAACGCGAATATCGGCTCTCGCCATACTTAATTTATCGTAGAGAAATCTACGAGTTTCCCAAGCCATGACCTTGCAGGGCTTATGCCGTTGCAACGTAGTAATCAATAGGTTACGATGTCAGAAAATCAAGTATGCGGAAAGGTTGCCTAACTTGCGAAAGGCAACAAGCGGTGTTAGTAGGTTGAAACTCGAAAGCTCCGGGCGAATTATTCAAGCAAGCATAGAGGGCTTGCAGTTATCGGAATAATTAGAATAGTCTGAAAAGACAAAATTTAAAGTATGGTGTAAATTTTAGATTGTAGTATATGGTAAAAAGAAAGGGACATATTATAGAACGCATTGCCGACATGGATAATCTTAGGGAGGCTGATAGAGAAGCACAAGACGGAAAAGTGAAGAAGAACCGTTTTATTCGCCGACATAATATGCACCCGGAAGAAGACTTGATAGCTTTGAGAGAAATGATATTGACATTTAATTTTCCACCACCGGAATATAGCTTGATGCAGGTGAAAAGTGATGCCGGAAAGGTAAGAGATATTATCAAACAAAAGTATTTCCCTTGGCGTATATTGCATCATGCAATTATGAGGGTAATCGGAGAAGATGTCTATAAAAGCCTGATTTATGATACCAGTGCATGTATAAAGGGTAAGGGACTTCATTTTGGAGTAAAAAGGATGAAGCGTTTTCTACGCCAATACCCGGAATATAAATGGTTTGTAAAGACTGACTTTAAGAAGTTCTATCAAAGTATTCCTCACGAGGTTATCATAGCTTCATTGAGACGGAAATTCAAAGACGAAAGATTTATCAAACTGATTGAAATCGCTGTATTGTCGTATAACAGTGAGCAAGAATTAATAGAAGTATTGAAAAATGAGATTGAACGTAAAAAGAGGTGTTCCGATTGGAGCATTTACAAGCCAACCTCTCGGAAATTTCGCGGCAAGCCCGATAGATCATGTGATGAAGGAACGCTACCGGGTGAAATGCCTGCACCGATATTGTGATGATAATTGCATGTTGGCCCGGTCAAAGGCAGAAGCATTGTTCCTTCTCCGTGTATATGAGCGGGAGAGTGCAAAGTATGGACTAATAGTAAAGGCGAACAGTTGTATTGCTCCGATAGGCGCAGAGATTAGAAATGAAAACAAAAGGCATAGAAAGCGAAAACGAAGCAAGAGGAAGAAGGATTAACTTTTTGGGTTATTGCTTCACACAAAATAATGTGAGGATGCGTAAAAGCATGAAACAGAATTTTGCCCGAAAAGTAAAACGGATAAAAAGCCGGAAACGGCGACACGAGATACTGGCCGCTTATTGGGGCTGGTGCAAGTGGGGAGATTGCAAAAATTTGTGGAAAACTATAAGTAATAATGATATGAGTTTTGCGGATAAAGGTATCAAACAGAGTGGAAAAACAAAGGATGGAAAGAAGTTCTTTGATGTACAAGAAACAAGATTAATGGATATTCTCAATATCCCGATTACCATTGTGGATTTTGAGACAAACGTTAAGACAAAACAAGGTGAAGGCCGTTATTGCGTTCTTTTTGAGCAGAACGGGCAACGTAGCAAGTTTATCACTAACTGCTATAATCTGAAAGATGTGCTGGATCAGGCTCGCATAGCGGAGAAAGACGGTCAGAAGATTTTTCCGGTAGAGAACGTGATTATAAAGCGGCGTTCGCTGGGTGACGGGAAGAGTGCTTATTATTTTGAAGAATAAAATTAAAACTGGAGGTAGATTATGAAAAGTTATGGAACTCTTATCGGTGAATTGCCGACTGGTGTAGAAACTGTAGTTGAAGGTGCATTATTGCGTATTTACTTTGACTTTGCAAGAAAGGACGCTGTAAGAAGTGCCGGTTCGGAAGACGTAGTGGTTGAAGACCAGTATGTATGCGAGAATGTGGACGTTGAAGGTGAACATGATTATGATAACATAGTAAGTGCTATCATCATGGATCGTTATGATGCAAACAAGCGGGATGCCATTTTCGCCAATTTGGAAATGGCACGCGATACGACTTCGGGGTTAACAAAAGAAAAATGTGCAGAATACTTGCAAGAATATGCGGACTATCAGAATTACCGCACCAAAGCTAAAGAAGTTGCAAAGGCTGTCTTGGAAAACATAAAATAATCCTTTATGCAAGCACAAGGTCATATATTGATACGAAGAAAGGCTAAAAACGGAATTGACGGCTTACAAGGCTGTATTCTCCGGCAGTCCGAATGGGCTAAAGGCATAGAATTTCGCAATGACGAGGCTCTGACTTCCGGCACCCGATATTTGGATATTGCTATTGTAACTACTGGTGCCAATACGTTTAATGCGTATAAATGTCTGAAAACTCATACGTCCAGCGACTCCATTCCAGTTACTAATACAACCTACTGGCAAAAGTTCAACTCTTTGGTGCCGGTTTATACTCCGCTTATTATGGCTCAAAATGCGGTTCTCCGTTTTATGCAGGGTAATCAGCTTTTGATTATGAAAGCGGACAATAGTACTGTTGCAGCCGGACTTGTGGGTGGCGATTATCCTCTGTGGGTTGGGGCTACAGCACCGGGAAGTGCACCGTTTAAGGTTAGTATAGACGGAAAGCTTTATGCCGCCGGTGCCGTTATTACTGGCGATAGCACTTTTGAAGGAACATTAAAAGGTGTATCAGGTTCTTTTACCCGATTGAATTGCGTTAATAATAATGGAGATATTCTCGGAGGCATCAGTTTTGGAAGTGATGGAAGAATGTGGTTTGATGGTGATATTTTTCATCAAGGTTACGATAGTGTACAAGGTAGAAGTTATCGTTTTTATTCCGCTGATATTTGGTGCCGAGGCATGTTTGGTGCCAGGGAAAGGACGGTTTTAGAGGTTAGAGGTTCGTATGGGTATTTTTACTCTAAAGGAGTGGATAAGACAGGGGTATATGTAACTCTTACTTCTGCGACCTCGAACAACAATGAGACGTATTATACTGTACCTTGCTATGGCAACACTGGAGATCAGTCCGGTATGCCAGTAGATATAGTTGTATTCAAAATTACATCTTCAACCACTTATAGATATGATTTGAGTATGGCAGAATCTCAAAGGGTATTGGTAGTAAATGCAAATGATGATCGAAATGATGTAAATATATATGCAAACGGTAGCAAAGTCGCATGGAATGGTGGGGAAATTGCAGAGGTAGTAAAATTAGCAACTTTCTCATATCCTTCACCGGACTCCAATTTACTTGGTAGAGGTCTTATTATTGGAGCTTTTAGAGATAATAACTGGTAGATTATGAAGAAGATAAATTTTGAAAGAATTGAAGTATTTGTTGATATTGATAAGACAAGGTGTTCTGTTGAGAACTATAAGAAAGACTTTTCCAATATCATTTATCAACTTGGCAGAGGTATAGAGGCTCATGCCCTCGCATTTAAAATATTCAACTCTAAAGGAGAGACGGAATATGACGATAGAGAGTGTGACATGATTAGGAAATACGCGAGCTTATGTTCACCTGCCTTTATAGATGCGATAGATAAGATTTTAGTAGGATAACATTCAAAACACAAACACGAAAGTATGAAAGATATAATTGAGACGTTTATTCAAGACCACTTGTTTTTGCATTTGGTTTTGATTGCCGTAAGTACGGCAGCTATCATAGTGGCAATGGCTGTGGATTTTATTTCAGGTGTTCAAAAGGCGAAGCAACGTGGAGAACTTCGCACATCTGCGAAGTATAAGAAGACGGCAACGAAAGCAAAGAAATATTTCAGTCCATTTTTGGTACTGACTATGATTGATCTTATCTGTTGTGTAGTTATTCCATTTCCCATATTTGCGATGTTATGGGCTGCTTATGTGTGTTTTTGCGAATTTAAGAGCGTACGCGAAAAGAGTTGGGAAAAAGAAGAGCTTCGGAAGGCAGAAAAGACTATGAGCATCATTATTGAGAATAAGGATGATATTGCTCGGTTGGCAGCACAAATATTGTTTGAATCACAAAAAGAAAAGGAGGATAAAAATGACACGAGGACTACGGAACAATAACCCGTTGAATATACGGAGAAATAATACTAAATGGCAAGGTTTGTCTGCAATACAAACAGACAAGAGCTTTTTTCAATTCACGTCTATGGCATACGGTTATCGCGCTGCCTTTAAGACTATTCAGACTTATATTCTAAATAAGTACGATACTGATAAAGACGGCGTTTCAAATGAACTTGAAGATGTCATAATGCGCTGGGCACCGCCATGTGAAAATAATACGGATGCGTATATTGCTACAGTAGAAAAGCGTTCGGGGATTTCGCGCCATACAGTTTTGAGCCGGAATAACCGGGATCAGCTTATTTCAATTGTGGCCGCAATGAGTTATGTGGAGAATGGTGTGCCAGCCAATATGACCGATGTTAAGAAAGGCTGGGAATTGATATAATTTGCTGGTAAACAAAAACTTGTAAGAATATGACAAACTTAAATTTTACTCTTAAAGAAGAGAATTGGTATGAAAGCCAGTCGGTTCAACTTTCCAGCGGGAAGTTGGCTATCAGCATCAATTTTGGTGACTCGGAAGATAATAGAGTGGTTGTGTATAAAAGTTCTAACGGAAGGGACTATGTGCCTTATAAAACAGTGCTTAGTGCCGGAGAGTTTTGTGATATGAACATTGATGGACTAATTGCCGGTCAATATATTAAAGTGGGATGCAATGAATTACCCGTGAGTTGTTCATTTTTGGAAAGTGCGGACGGAGGTAGTGCTGCAAGTAAATCTGATCTTTTGGCCGAAAGTGGACGTGCGCAATTGGCTGAATCTCAATTGGAGCAATCTATAAGCGATGTAAGGACTGCACTTGATACTTTGGTTGGTACTGTTGATGCTACTACGGCCATTGATACCTTCAAAGAGATAGAGACATTTCTTACTGGAGTTACCAATGAAAAGACGTTGACCGGTATGTTGGCAGCAACGGACGGAAAGGTTGTTACTGCACAAACCACGGCTGACGCAGCAAAGGGCACGGCTCAAACTGCATTAAGTAAAGCTACCACTAATGAGACAAAGCTCAATACAATACCTGAAATGCCTGCAAATGACGGCAAAATATATGGCTATTGTAATGGTGCATGGGTAGTTATTGCGGATGCTGGTAAAAACGTATATACTGATTGATTATGAAATGGAAGGTTTGCATAGGAGTAATTATCATATTACTCCTTGCTGTTACCGCTTCTATGTGGCGGTTGTGGCAAAAAGAAAGGGAAGAAAGCTCTCGTCAAGCAGGTAATGTAGAGAGCCTTTGTGCGGAGTTGAAGCAATACAAGATAAGGGATAGTCTGAATGTGGCCGAGAGCCGTGTTTTGAGGCTCAAAGTCGGAGAATTGGAAGACTTGCGTAGTGCAGATGCAAAGTTGATAAAAGAACTGAAATTGCGGCCTAAAGAAGTGGAATACATTACTAATACAAAGGTTATCACAAAAGATAGTCTTGTATTCGTTTTGAAGAATAGTTGCTTTGATTATTCGGATAAGTGGGTAGATTTCCATGCAAGTGTACCTGATAGCATATTCACTTATGAGGTGAGAGATAGTCTTTCGACTGTAATAAGTCGAATACACAAGCATAAGTTTCTTTGGTGGAGGTGGGGAACAAAAGGTTATAAGCAAACGATAATCAACTATAACCCGCGAGGTAGGATAACTTACAATGAAATTGTGAAAGTCGAAAATTGAGGTAAGGGAGCATTTCGCTCCCTTTTTTCGTTTAGAAAGGTAAGTCGTCTTTGGCTTCCCCAAAATCTACGGGAGGTTGAGGAACGGCGGGAGCCGGTGTAGGTGGTGTGTGGTTGTAAGACGGCTCTTGTTGAGGCATGGCTGATTGTCCTGGGTTACGGAGTATGGCCTTCCAGCAAGTGATGGAATTGTACCATTTACCCTGCCATTCATTTGCATTGATGTCTATTTCAATATCTACGTCTTGACCGACTGCCAGCCCGAAATTCTGAACGTTGTCGTTCATTACTGTAAAGGCGACTTTTTTAGGGTATTGCCCGGGGATTTCCAATACAAAATCCTGCCGTTGCCAAGCCTTGCCACTTTTTGACACGCCGTTTTGCATCGGTAGTGCCACAATGATTTTTCCTGATAGTTGCATATTCTTATTCTATTTAGTCAGCCGGATTTAACTTGTCTGACTCATTGATTGCGCGGCTGATAATATCACAATCAGTAAGTTTTCGTTGTATAATAGTCATACCTCTTTTACAATTCTCGCTTTGATTAAGGTCACAATAACAACCTTTGTATAAGAGATTGGAGAGGTCTTCTAAAACTTTATAAATATCAGTAAGCCGGAGATATGTAATTCCGGCCACATCTTTATTATAGGGGTGGACTTCTTTAATACGACTATCCAGTGATAAACAAGCAAGCTTTGCCATACATCTTGTTAGTTCCAGTTTAGCCAGTAAACCACTGTTTTCGATATGGCATTTATCAAACTCTAATTTAATGGAGTATTCCATTTTAAATAAATCAGGCTGAATTTCATCCGCAATGAACTGGTTAGCGTCTGCCATGAAAAAGGCTCGATGCCCTACGATCTTATTGATTCTCTTCTCGTATTGGCGAGTTAGATTTTCAAGCTTATTACTTTGTTGTTTTGCTTGGAAACGACAAAGCCCCGATTTACGTAATGCGCTCAACATTTCCACAACCAACGCACAAACAATATCATTGGTAAACAATACATTGTATATAGCTGCCAATGTTATATTTTCAGCTTTCAACTTTTTGTCTTTTATGTCACTTATCTTCCCTTCCATACGTCTATCAAATCTTTAATAATGAAACGTAAAATAACAATGAGGGCAACTGTTTCAATTACCCCCCCCCCATAATAAGTCTTCCTATTGTCATGTCAATCTGTCCTTTTTTGATTAAATTCCATTTTGGCCTCAACAAGTGAGTCAATGTCGCATTTGAAGTGGTGTAATGTGCTCAATGCAACAAGAATTACATCTGCCAATTCTTCTTCTACGTCCAAGTAGTCTTTTATGTGGTGGGATTTATCACCCGTACTTTCAAAAACTTCGGCAACTTCTTCGAGTAGATCACGGCGAAGATTGTTGTTTTTATCATTATCAGGATCAATCTTTCCACGCCTGACGGCACAATCATAAGCTATTTGAGCTATCTCATTCAATTTTCCCATTATCTATAAGTTTTATCCAATTAGTATCTTTTTCCAAAAACCATAGCCAACCATTTGTCGGCTTTACTCTTCGTTTGATATACTTACGAACAGTAGCATAATTCAAACCTAAAATTTGTGAGGCTTGGGTTATTGAGTCAAATCTAAACCATTTACCTTCGGGAGTTATAGCCACACATGCAAAAGCATGGGCATTACCATTAGACCAGTATTTATGTCCTTTCAAAGCGTCACTATGTCTCTTTCTGATTTCAGTGGCTCTTTCTTCTCCGTAGTATTCCTCATAGGTTTTACCCTTTAATCCATGATGATACCCTTTATTAAAAACATTGTGTCCGTTGACTACTCGTGTCACTGGTATTTCCGGTTCCAATCTCAATTCCATCTTGTTTTTTGTTTTTGTAATTGTCTCTTCTCATTTGGTGATAACGATAGTACATTGATAGATCAAGTTTGCGAATGAAGGTATCATCAGCTTTCATATTTGAAATTTTCCGGGCTGGCTTAACTACGTCAAAAAATACTCTTTTGGAGGTATATCTTCCTCTTTCAAGGCTCCAGCATTGAGTTGAGCCTTCATAAGCATAAATAAGCCCGGCAAAGTCAGGTACTTCATCGGGCTTAATCAAATCTTTAGGAACTATATAATAGAAGTAGTTGGTGCGTTGGCCGGAAGTCACAACATCGAATTTGTTTCTTCCTCGGTTATCACATTTCTTCTTATCTTTATGGAAGTCACATCGACTTACCTTCACTTCATACTCATAGGTTAGCCGTGACCGGGTAACTTCCAGTAAATCAGCTTCCCATTTTCCAACAAAAATGTTTGGGAAGATGCGATTTCCTTTTTTGTCACGGAAAACATGATCGCAAAACCCTTGTATTATATCAATTGTCTTCATTTGATCTTTGCATGTTCTCTGTCTAATTCGTATTCAAAAAAGCCTTTCGCCTTGTCATATAATTCATTCTCGATTTTGGAAAAATACATGGCAGAGCTAAAAGCCTTTAATGCAGCTTCACGAGCTTTTTTCTTATAGTAATCGGCTCGTTTGACTGTATTCTCTTCTTTCTTGCGCTCTTGTAGCTCCAAGTAACGATCAACAGCCTCACGTCCCCAACGGAACATGTCTTCTTTATCAGCAAAAGCCGCGGATTCCTCACGGATCAACCTTTTTTCAGAGGAAATGACATAAGCGGATATTCCTTTGTATCTACGAATGGAAACGGCTATGTCGAAACCTTTATAGTTTTGTTGCTCAACATAGCCGCCGAGGGTGTAAGGAAAGTCTGTCTTTTCTATCATAATGCTTTGATATTGATAAGTGGCACAATTGTATCAACAATTTCTACCGTAGGTTCTATAAGTTCTTTTATTTCCTGAACATTTTTGTATGCCATAGGACTCTCGTCCAATGTACCTTCACATACAGAAGTGGAATACACTTTGCTCATTTGGGCTTTGAATATGTCCATTGATAATCTTTCTTTAGCTTCGGAACGGGAGTATAAGCGTCCGGCACCATGTGGCGCAGAGTAATTCCAGTCTTCGTTTCCTTTGCCACGACAAAGAAGAATACCATCTGCCATATTCATAGGAATCACAACATAATCATTAGTGTATGCGGCAATAGCCCCTTTGCGGATTATCATATCATCAAAGCTGATATAGTTATGGACTGTCTCAACGGATATTGCGGTATTCCAGCCCAAAGTTCTGATTATACGTTGTATAATCAACTTTCGGTTGAAAGCGGCATATCCTTGTGCAATCACCATGTCACATAAATAGTGGAACATCGCTTCATTCGTAAGATACCCGGAGTATTCAGCATATTTTTCCTTCAAACGTTGTATTTCAGTTTGCATGGATTGTGGTTCAACGGTAGACTTCAAGCGTTGAATTTCATCTGAAAAAGCCTTCTTGTCAAACTTTGCTATTTCTGCATGATATTTACAAACCTTCACACCAAAGTTACGCGATCCGGTATGTATTGTAAGAAATATATTATTGGTTGACTCAGCACGTCCAAGTTCTATAAAGTGGTTTCCACCTCCCAATGTACCTAAAGAATTGTAGAATGTAGCTTCGTTTATCCCCACTTTCTTACAAAGTTGTGACATATATTCTTCATTAATAACCGGTTTTGTCAGTTGGTATTTAGAGCAGAACTGATCCATTCTGAAAGATAAGAAGGTTAACAAATCTTCTTTTTCTTGTTTGGATAAGGATTGCTTGTTAATCTCAAATCCCATAGGTATGATGGAACGGATTGCACGATTAATGTCCGGGAAAGAATCTTCTGTTATTGCGTTTTCAATTCCTACACATGACATTCCGCAACCAATATCTACTCCGATATGATTGGGGTTGACACGATCTGTAACCGGCATAGTGAATCCAATCACTATATCTACTCCCTGATGGGTATCAGGCATGATACGAACCGGAACGCCTGTTGTAACTGGATTGTTCAAAATGTTCTGTATCGTTCCGATGGCTTCATTTTCTATTGTATTGGCGAATATCTTACAATCCTTGCCGAATTTTCCTTGTAATTCAATCATAATCAAATCTTTTCATTAAGTTTCTCAATAAGTTCGTTTGCGCAGTTCTTCGCGTAATCTTCATCTTCATCATAGAAGGGCTTAACTGTTACCCAAATTCCTGCAAATTTGACTTGTACTTCGTAATTGGGAAGAACATATTTTTCATTTTTCCCGTTACAATGGTCTTCTACCAATATGGTAGTCTTATTGATTCTGTACTGTTTCATCATTGTTTGTTTCTTTTGTTTGAAAGTTTCTATCAAGTATCTCAATGCACTTTTTAACTCCGGTATCAAATCCTTCCTTATAGTTTTTAGTGTGCTCACCTACAACATATACAGTCATTGACAACCAAAACAGAAGTATGCCAATGGATTTGTACCAGCAAGGAAAGGATATGGAGAAAGGTTTGAAAGTGATAGAAAAATCGCCGATCCATAAAAGGCCGGCGACAAAGAGAATTATAAAAAATAGACTTTTCATGATTTATCGTTATTAAGTTCTACATATTTACCTTGTAGAGAACACTTTTTTAAGATTTCGGCATTTTCACTACCAAATGCGACAAGGACGCTACCACAACCGGGGCTATCTCCACGCGTTCCATCAGGACGGTAGAATTTTATTCTATTTCGCAAGAACATCATTCCTGCTGCTTTAGTGAAAATGACATCTTGAAATTTGTTACTATCGCACCGATTAAACAGTAGTGCGATGCCGTTACCATGTTCTGCAAGTTTCTCTACAAACTGCCACATAAGTGGCTTAGAGTATGGAGGGTTAAGCCAAATTCGCCCCCCCCCAATTCTGTATGAGGCCATTGTCTTGTTTGTTATACATGATTTTTGCTGTAGGCCAAAGAGGGTGCATGGGAGCACAAGGATCAAGGTCAAATTGTCCCAATGCTTCAATGATTTCTCGTGGTGTGTACCATTCATCAGAAGCATTTGCAGATCGTTCAAAAGATGTATTCATTTGTTACTTTCATTTAGAATTTTACGAACTTCTATATGATTGCAATTTTCGTCTGCCTGTTTTAGAATGTAAGCAATCTCTTCTTCTTTGCTCATATTCTGTGGGCGGTTCTTTGCATCTACTCTCAATTCTGAAATAATCTTATCGACTTCGGGATCAGGAGTTTCAAAGAACTTTTTTAATTTTGCGGCTCTACGTTCAATAAGCTGTTCTGTCTTTTTGTTTAATTTCATATTACAATGTTTTAAAGTATTCACTGCATAAGAATCCTTTTCTCGGAGAAAAATTTTGGAAGTCACAACTCATATAGATTGCTTTCCTATCAGCCCAATGTGCCATATCTTTTTGCCATTGTGGAATAATTTGGTGAGGATCATTCAGATCACGGAAGGGTTGGCAATGTGGAAGGAAACGGTGGCTTTTGGATTTCCAGTAATTAACACGAGCAAAAGACTCTTCAAAGTTCATAAGGATGCAATATAAGAAGTATTCCCCTTTGTACCCATACTTATCAATTAGGGAAGTGGCATGTTCAACTTCTGCAATTTGTCCTGGAGTGTCACATCCGAAACGAATACGTTTTATCCATTTTACCTTTGCAAGTAGTTGAGCAATTTCATTTGTGACTAAACGAGCATCCAGCCCTTGGTTAAAATCCACTCTGACACCCAATTTAATAATCTTCTCTATTTGATGTAATCCGTAATCGGAAGCTAATACATTATTATCCATGAGAATAGCTTTTCTTCGTCCGGCTACGACTTCTTCAATATCCATGTAAGGCGATATTTTTCCTTCCTTTTGAGGGACAACACACCATTTACATCTGTTGGGACAACCACGGGTGAGAAAACCATAAGCTAAATCAGGAACAATGTTGTAAATGGAATAATCAGGTTGAATACGATCTATTTCGATGGGAAGTACTTTCTCTATATTATATCCGGTGCCACCTTTTTCAATTTGATCGGCATTAATATAATATTTATAATCGGGTGTAAAGGTGAAAACTTTTGCTACATACACTTTATCGTATGGGGATAGTGGATTATACCACTCTACATCATCGCCACGTGCTTTATGATAGTTGCTAATTTTCATTAACGCCAAATTCGGATAATTACTATCGACCGCCAATAGTCCAATCTTCATATCGCTACTATTTATTAGTTAAACTTGGTATAGGCATCCACAAGTCATTATCAGATACATCACAACAATAATCATCCGCGTCTGCTGTGTCCCATACGTGATAATGTTTGTTGTAAACCAAGATTTCCGGTTCATAGTGTCCCTTAGCGGAAGCTATGACCAGTACAGGTTCGCTCTGTTCTGATATATCGTCTTCATCTACAAATGGAAGTTCGTCTTTTGCCTTTTTCCACGGGGATTGTTTCGACTGCCATTCTATACCAGCCTTATATGCACATGGAGTCTTACCATCAGCTAACAGCCCGTTACATTTCTGTATGCAGGGTTCTCCATTCTTGTTCCAACAATGCCCAAAGTCATTTATCTCTTCTCCTTGTCCGAAGAAAGGACAAGAAAATTCTGCTAATTCTTTTTTGTTCATAGTTTTCTTATTTTAATTCAACGCCATTCATCCAGTTTTCTATCTCTTTTATGTGATTTTCCATATTCTCAATAGTGGACTTAATCTGTTTTATTTCATTATTCTTATCTTCAATCTTTTTACGATAATCGGATATTATTTTCTTGCCTTTTTCGGCAACACATTTTTTCTTGCTCACATAGTAATATCCGTCATCGCTTGTATGCCACATATATGATTTATCAATCTCAATCTCTTCGCCATCATCGTCTGTAGATGTATATGTGTCAGAACCGCAAGTCTGCATCATCTCAACATACTTATATACATCTTTCATACCGTCAGCTTTGTTTATTTTGACTATACATGGATGATTAGATTGTGTACCGAATTTTCTGCAAAACGTAGATTTAACGAGAATGTAGTCATCAATAAAACCACAAACCTCATAAATGCCTATACCTCTAAATGCTATATATTTATATATCTTATCCCCAATCGCAAGCGGTGTATTTTTCTTGCTGTTGGTTACTATTTTTTCTTTTACTATATCCATTTCTTTTCTGTTTTACGCTAATTGGCTTGTAAGTTTATTTATCTCTTTTTGAATACTATTGCAGCGAAGAAAATTTTCTAACTTGATTTGGCGACTAAGCTCTTCTTTCAACTTCTCCAGTTTCTTCTCTGCATTTAATACTCTTCTGATGGGTTCGTTTGTTCTATCGAACAGATAAAAAGAAGCTATATTTCTGAGTGTAATATTGTTCTCAACCCCCACCACATATTATTGAGATTGTGATAAACGATACCTCGGTGTAGGTAGCCATCATAGTCGTAGAAGTATTTCAAGTCTCCACACTTTATTTTCTTCTTGTCACGGTCATTATTGTTCTGCGATAAGTCATAATCACTCAATGTTGATTGAGCATCTGCGAGAGAGGATATATTCTTTCTTTTATGGCATGAATCTCGATAATCTTTCAGTACCCGTTCTTCGGCCTTTTCCGGAAAATCCATAAATGTAACAGTAGCATCACAAAGTGGTTTAAGGGCTGCTATTAGGGAGTTGATGGCTACTTTAAGTCGAATACGTGTTAGATATGGAAATTTTTCGTATTTATTGAAATCATAATATCCTCCATTTCGATTTTCGGATGGAGTAATGTTTTGAAAAAACTCCAAAGAGAAATCACCCATGTGTATTTCGCTTTTAAATTCCAATCCATGCCAATTACCATATCCATGATAGCGGCTTAGTATGGGGAATTGTTTTTCAATACTTGCGTCTTTGCCTACTTTGGCACCTTTTTCCCGCATGGTGTGCAGCGCAACGCAATAGAGGTGATGATGCGTCCAATTGTGGACTTTATCAAAACGGTCATTGGGGTTACTTCCCAAAAGGCATACACTTAAAAAAGGGTTTTTATACCCGAATCGTATATTTACTTTGATTTTACTCATACGTTAAACCTTTCAATGCAAATTAATTTACTATCAAATAGTATGTAGTACCTATTATCAATACAGGCATTTATTAGATTAAAATCCTGTCTATCTATTGAGGTAGTTTTCAAGCCTATTTTCCCAACGATTTCAACTGGAGATACTTTTACTTCCTCAATCCATCCTAAACTATTGAGCCAATCAATAATTTCAATATCTGATTTCAATTTATCCATTTCTTTGTTAGATTATACTATTATTGATTTATTATGTTTATCGCAAACTAATTGCTTGAATGGATAGAACTTATAGGCATCACATTTTACAAAAACATCAAATGCTCCACCCCTGGAATATAGGCAATTACCACAATGGCGATCACGAGTTCCTATAGTTAGACCTATTTTCATATTCTAATCTTGATTTATTAAAAGGGCAATTCATCATTATCATTCAATATTGGGCGGCAATCAGTCTCTATGACTCCACGTACTTCATAAGATTTCAAAGAGCACAAGACATACGCTTTTCGTCCAGTTATTAAGGCTAGCCTTTTGGCCTCATTTTCCGCAGACGTCATATCATCATGTTTAAACTTTGGTTGCCATCCACCATCTACATAAACCATGAATAAAGGGGATGATTTAAAAGCTGATATTGCTTTCCCGTTTTTGCTAACAAACTCCAACTCATTCTCCCAAAATGCCTTTTTGAGTGGTTTGATAAAAATAGCACCGGTTGAGAATATTTCTATTTGATCATCTTTGTATATTGATCCGTTATGTTTTACTATCATAATTTATTTATGCTTTTAGTATTTTGAATTTTATGCAGCCTCTTTCCTAAATTTACGTAGCCTCCTGCTAATTGTTTCACAAAGGACTCGCGCCATATTTACCTCAACGGCATTTCCTATAAATTTCTTTTGATCGGCTTGTGTGCCAATCAATTTGTAATCTTCCGGGAAGCCCATTATCTTTTTCAGTTCCGGTATGCGCAGCATTCGCATTTTGATGTCGATAATACCATACAAGGCCATGAACTCTTTTATTTTCCGCGTCATTGGGCTGTCGGTATCGTATATTTCAATCGCTACACGTCCGGTTTCAGTGGCAATCAAGTAGGGCGGCATCTTATCCATGCGAGCAATTAGAGTGAAACAAGGATTATCAACGGAGCCGCCCGCGCTATTAAATTGAGGGTTCATTAGGTAGTGCCATTTCCGGTTTGCGGTTACTGTCTGCGCTGGTTCTTCAATGCTACTGCCAACGTTGGAAAAGTTTGTATTCATAATCCACGGCTTACAAGTAACAAGGCTGAATTTAGGGTTTGTTGTCACCGTGCAGGCTGGAACCTCAACGGATGCAGGTGTTCCATTTCCGTATTGCATATCCAAAAAACAGCTTTCAATCAAAGAAAAACGGTCTTTTGTTGTTACGGTTGCAGAAGGCTCGTTGATTGAGCGATTAAAGCCATTCCCATAGTGAGCCGATATGAAAGCAAGCCTATCTTTCGTTGTCAGAGTGGACGCAGGAACATCAACAGAACTATTATGGTCTTTTCCCCCATAATAGGCCGAAATAAAGGCGCGGTGGTCTTTGCAGGTAATCGCCCCAGCAGATTCTTCTACGGAAACATTTTTGCTTTCGGGGTGTCCGCTGAATTGTTTTGAAAGAAAGCATACTTTCGCCACACCCAAGCGGTTTTGTGTTGAGACTACCGGGCAGGGTTCATCAATACCCGGTGCCTGATATTTCCCTGTACGGCTCATAGAGTTATACTTGATAAGGAAAGCATCTTTACCACCCGCTACAAACTTGATAAGACCAGCATAAATACGTTCCAGCGTCTTTTCCGCAAGCGGTTTCTCACGGAATATGCTTGCACCTTCATCGGAAAAATCCAGCACCTCTTTTACTGGCTTCCATTTCTCCAGTTTGGAAAACATATCTAACCTACCTCCTTTGCAGTGAGTAGGTTCCGGGAATACAATTGGCAGACCCTTCTTGGCGAATATACCAAAGAAGCGTTTCCGTGTTGTATAAGCTCCATAATCGGCGGCGTTCAATATTCGGTGGTCGAAGTCAAAACCGTACTTCTTCACATTACGCACCCAACGGAGATAACATTTGCCCTTTTCCATGCTGATGGGCTTTCCGTTTTCGTCCATATCGCCCCATGACATAAATTCCTCAACATTTTCAATCTGAATGTAATCAGGGCAAATAGCTTCAATATACCGGAATAAATGCTCTGCAAGTGTCCGACTGTCTGCATCGCGCGGTTGTCCTCCTTTAGCCTTTGAAAAATTGGTGCATTCAAGTGAAGCCCAAAGAACAACCTGTGCGCCGGGATATTGTGCCCTACATTTAGCAAGATGTTTAATTAATGGAGAAAGTTCCAATGTACGAATATCTTCTGTAAAATGGAGCGCATCAGGATGATTGGCCGCATGGCTCGCTATTGCGTTTTTATCATGGTTTACGCAAGCGATAACCTTTGCGCATTGTTCACCGTCCAGTCGAGCGTTTTCTACTCCAGTTGAAGTGCCACCCGCACCGCAAAATAAGTCTATGTATAATAGATTGATTTTATCCATATTTCATTAAATTGTTAGTTAATCCTCATATTCATCATCATCGCCTAAATCAAGCCGATCATCATCACACATACATTCATCCTTAAAATATGCACCACATTCATCACAATAGCGTCTTATCGCAAAAAAACATCCTATAGCCCAAAATAAAAAACCTAATTCAAGCGCAAATCTTTTCCAATCAGTAGCAAATTCAGATTTGCTAATTTTGATATATGGAAGAAAATGGATGATATTAGGTATTTTACCTGCTCTGAATTTTATTTTCATAAATACTCCTTTCTATAATTACTATTCACATAAACCGTGAAACATACTCATACAAGCATAGCCGCCTTCCGGCTCAAACATATCAGGTGTATGTTCTTTTACGTATTCCAAGACTTCCTCTACATAGGGATATTGCTTATTCTTACAAAATCTTTGAGGAATGTATGATGGAGGAAAGAAGGAATGTTCTACAGTCTTTTCTGCTTGAATTAGACGTTGGCACATTTCAGGATCATTTTTGGCAATAAGTCCGATCTCTTTATGTCTGCACATAATACATGGAAAACAACCTACACGGGAGAAACCGCGATAATATAGTGGATTTGGCTGTTGTCCTGCATCCAGTATGCAATCTATAACTTGCTGTGCAGTCCATTTGAATATCGGCCTTAAAACAGAAGCGTCATATTTAGAACACCAGTCTTTAACATTTTTACTTCGGTAAATTTCAGTTTTTCCTTTTTTGTTAGGCTGGAAATACGATTTGAAGTACATACATTCTTCTTCCATTGCCGCGCGCTCTGCACTTTCTCCGGCTCTGATACCTTGTATGATAATACAACTTTCATTAAGAGAAAGTATATAGTCAATCATGGGTTTCATTTTTAATTCACTTGTGCAGAACCGGGCTTGTGAGGACGGGAATCTTTGCTTGTGGACGGCCAATGAAACGAAATCATATTTTGATTTTAGAGTCAATAATTTCACTCCCATTTGCGAGCAAACATCATTCACATGCTTATATGTGTCAGGGTGCTCCCAACCAGTGTCACAAAATACAGCAGTTAATCCCCCCCCCATATCGTTTGAAGGCTTGGATCAAACATGCTTGTGAATCTTTGCCACCTGAAAAACTTACTAATATTTTCATTTTATGCCAATTCTATTTTTACATATTCATTTTTATTAATCCCGGCACTACCTTTGGGAGAATATACTAACCGACCTCCATCATCCAATATCTTTTGTACATCTTTCATAGCTTGGTATGCTTGGGGATAATCTCTGTATTCTTGGTGTCCTATCGGATATTTGCAAAATCTCCTGCCACCATCAGGCATAATACTGATACCGAATACTATTTCACGGGTTCTTTGGTTGAAATTCTTTTGAGTCCTTACTTTCATTTGATTTCTGATTTTTTTCCCAATTTGAGTATGAACACATATTCGTTGGCTGGTGCTCCCCAATTGCTATTGCCTACTCCAACAATGATAGAATTGAGTTCAAAAAGCATTGTCCGTTTAGTATAGCCAAAACGAAAGCGAACATGAGTGTATCGTTTGGGATGGAAACCATTACCACGTGTGATGCAAGAAAAACAAATGGCTTTCTTGCAGTAGAAACCAGTTTTTTCATAGGAATTATGACCTTCACATTTGGCTAATCTTTTGATCCAATATTCCTTTATTTCTCTGTATTCTTCTTTCTTCTCCCCGGATTCTATCATTTCATACCATTTAGCTTTTAATGGCAGGTCGAGGATTTTCATATTATCCATAGTTTAAAAGAGTTGAGGGTTCCGTTTGTCGTGAAGGATTTTCTGAACACGTTCAATTTCTCCATCTACTTCACGTTCAATCTGTTTGCTTATTCGTAAGTCTATTTGCCTCTTGCTTTTGAAATATTCTTTTTGGCAACGGCGCATTTCTACAACTTTGTCGAAAAATTCTTTAGGAGTCATAGGTTCAATTATAAATGGAAGGCCGCTTAACTGCGGCCTCCCGGTAGTTTATTTCTTTCCAATGAGAAAATCCTTCCACAAATCTTTGAACTGTTGTCCGAAGTAAATTGCAATTTCACTTGACTTTACGGCAAGGCGAGAGCCGATAGTCGCGGACGAGGCCGACCAGTCGAAAGACGAGTTCGCATAGGCGAGGCCGCAATACGCACCAGCATTCGCAGAACCGCCCCAAAGAACCAGCCTCTTCCGATCTTCTTCGTCCATATCATCAATTTCTTTCTGTGTGTAAAGATAGTACCACGGAGCATAGCGATATTCGTTTTCGGTGAATCGTGGAAAATCAGGATCATTGTTTAATGCACGGGCAATTGTACATAATTTCATGTACGCAATTTGAGCAATATCATCTACTTCTTCTTTATGACCGTCTTCATTTTCTACAAGTAAACGAGAGATCGGCTTTACTCCGAGTGCATCGCAAGCATCTTCATAAGTCTTAATGTTGTGATAGTCGGTATAATCAGGCTTTTGCTTCCCGAATAAAGCTGTTAAAATACCAATTGCTTTAGAGCAATCTTTTGCTTCACTGAATGCGGCCGTAACCTTTTCTTGGGTAATTTCAATTTTTGACATGACGTAAACTATTTATTATTAATACTATATCCGAATAATGCAAAATCTCCCCGGCACGGATCATCCGGGAAAATTTGTCTCATGTAGTCCGTAATCTGACGAACCATTTTCCAATCCTCTGTTTTGCGAGAAGTAATGCCAAGTTGATGTGCCATTTTTGCGACATGTGCATCCAAAGGTATGTGTAACTCCGAAGGGTGAAGGATAGTCCAAATGCCTAAATCTACTGGAGATTTACGCACTACCCATCTTAGAAAGAGACAAATACGTTTACATGGAGAGTCGCGCTCTAATTTAGGAATACCTTTTACACCTCCAAAATCGGTCTGAATCTCACAAATGACGTTATTATACCCTTCATAGAAGGTTTCTAAATCATCCCATTCTTTGTAAATGTCATATAACCGTTGGCAAATGCAATAGAAATCATGGTAGGTAAACATTCGGTAGAATGTGGTAATGCTTCCTTTGTACTGTTCCCACTCCTTATTCATAATAAATTCGTAGGGAGAATTAGACATTAGATTATTCATATTCTCTGCTTGCTGCATAATCAGTTTACGGTTCCCAAAAGCTATCCATGAAGTAAGGAAGGCACTGATTTCAATGTCTCTCTTATCACTATATTTGCGTGGGAAAAATATGGGATCGTCTTTTATAAAGTCAGGTGTTTCGTATTGGTTTGCCCAATTTATAAGTCTACTTTTTAGTTCTTCCATAATATTCCTCTTTCCATTTATTGAAAGCTGCCTCTTTATCATCAACTTTCATTCTTTCAATAAATGAATAGTGTGACTCTAAAAGCTTTTTTGCTTCTTCATCCCCACCGTTTGCTTTTTCTACAAGGTGGGCAATATACTCTCCATAAAATATTCCGTTATTGCCGGATTTTTGTTCGTTAGCTTCATTTATGGAAAGAGAAGAAACTACTTCATCGCGTTGTGCATCGTATTCCATCAGCCAGCCAAGAATTATATTTCCATCCAATCGGTCATAAACTTTGCCGGATGTCATTGCATTGCGGAAACATAGTTTGATTTCTTCCAATTTGAGATAGTAGAATTTGTCTATTATCAAATCGGCGGTTAGGGCAACTTGTGTAGCATTCATAGTTTTTCCTACATTGAAAAATGACACAAGTTCATTGATCGCAATAACGAGTATAGCCCTTGCTCCGGCTAATGTGATTTCTTTCCTTATGACAGAAAGTGGCAAATCAGGAGTGTTCAAAATAGCATCCTTAATCGAGTTTACTTGCAAGCCCTTGTAATACTCCGCCTGCAAGGTCAGCAAGTCTTTCAACGCTTTCTTTTCGATTGCCGGGAGATTGGTTTTGGCTAAAACTAAATTGTGTTCCTGTTCCATTTTTAAGTTCAAATAATCCAGCCCAATTATTTGCAATAGACTGTTCTACAATAGACGTTGCAATACTTGGATTGGTGTTTGACAATTCGAGTAGTTTATGGTAACATGCTTCTATCCCTGATTGAGTGTAAGCCTGTTTCCGTTCTTGTTTATATTTCACCCACCTTTCAATGATGGGGAGATAATCTGCCGGGACAAATGATAAATCAAGTTCCTTTTTACTGGATTTACTTCTTTTTCCGGCATCATAGCCAGCGAGCCACGATTTTTTGGCTACTTCTTGGCAATCAGGAAATGCTTTTGAGTATTCCTCTGCTTTTTGGACTAAATCTTTTCCCATAAATTTCCAACTTTTTTAAACTCTTCATTGGCAGGAACCGGGCAGTCTTTTATCCAAACCATGTCTTTTATCTGCCAATGAGATAAATCAGTATTTTCAGGTATAAGAGCCTTCATGTTGGCAAATAGATTAAGACGAAGAGATTTATTTCGGGTTACTTCGGGGAACAGTCCGATTGCTCTATTCGTCTTTAAAAAAGATTCAATGTCTTTTTCCGAGTGTGGGGTATAAACAACTCCATCTACATGAGGCAGAACGGTCAGAATACCATCAGCAAGCGCAGTATATATAAAAATGCTTACCTCATGGTTATATGCTAACATATTAGCGTTTCTAATAGCATCTGACAAGATAGCTACTTCATCAGGGAATAGTAGTGGCTCACCTCCAGTAATCATCACTTCTTTGTAATTGAAGTGTTCTACCACCGGGAGTTTATCAAAATCCCATGAGTTATTGCAACACATGGGACATTTATTCGGGCATTGGGTTGTAACCAATAAACGCAATTTTTCCATTATAATGATATTGTTTGGGTGAATTTTAGTTCTCCAGTATAGCCGCGGGATTTTAATTCTGCGATAAGTTCTCGTGGAGAAAACCTTGCTAATTCAGGGTTAGAATATACTTTTTTCAAATTACCCCCCCCCGGAGATTTTTTGCGGCTTTTGGCATAAGCATTACCGCAATCTTTGCAATAGGTTTGCAAACCATCCTCTGTTGAGGCATTTTTCCAAAATTCACTGACCGGAAGTTCACGGCCACACTTACTACATTTTTTCGTTTCCATAATACTATTCTTTTTCTTTAATTCGAGCATATTCACATATAAGAAGGGCATCCGAAATTGCCAATGTTATTTTAAGATAGGGGAAGAGTTGTTGGGCTTTAGCTTTGAGCTTGTTTTTCCATTCTGTCTTACTCATTGTCTTTGAACGGGTGCCAAGCTGTAAGGCCTTTTGCCATACTTGTGGCGTAACACTTACAGTTGGTATTTTAAGTGCCAACAAAGCCATTTCTAAATTTCCATACCCCTTGCCAAAATTAAACATTGCAGAGCCACCCTGTCCTGGCATACCTCCAACTTTTTCAAGATAGCAAATCGTATTATTACTATATGAATATAGTTTATCGTATAGGTCTTGGGGTGTTTCAGGCATTTTAATAACCTCTACAATTTTATTGATCTTAGGCGAATAAAATGCAATACCGCCTTTTTCTCCGGGATCAATACCGATAATCATGTTATACATCTTTACTTTCGTTTTTAGTTATTAGTCTTTTGATTTTCACAATATCTTTTTTCCCAAGTCTCAATGCTTCACCAGTTTTAATATCAGAAGGTGCAGCCTTGCAATAATCGGTTATTCTTTCAAAATGTCGTAACATAGATTTTAAAAGATAGTCAGGTATTTCAACTCTCATAATATTTTGATTTATGTGGATAAGCCCGGACTCGAACCGGGAACTGTTGCAATCAGTCAGTTCGTTTCAGCATCCGATTGGACGTATGTCGGGCGTTAATAGCATGATTACCCAACTCGTGATGCTATTCGTGCATTTTTACCACTGAAACTAAGCGTCTACCAATTTCGCCACTTATCCGGTTGCCTCTGCCTTCTAACAGAGGCGTTTTCTAAGATGAACAAAAAGACTCTTTGTAGTTTCTACCGCCGTGGAGCACTGTGCAGCATACTCGGCTCGACTTGCAAAGAGAAGAAAAAAGGGTGAGGATATGGTTCCCGGAAAGGCAGTCAAGCCCGTCCGGGATAGCTAATGATTATTGCTTTAAAAACTTTGCGAAAGTCTTGATTGATCCTTCATTACTACTCTTTAGAGAAGTAAGTTCGGCGTTTTTAGTAGTTAAAGAGGAAATTTCAGATTTATTCTTTTCAATTTCCTTATCAATATCGCTATTCAAAACTTCCAAATCGGATTTAGCTTGTGCGAATTGGGATAAAATAGTTTCCCTTCTTTGTTGAAATGTTGCCATTACTTTGTCATTTTAAGAAATTCAGGTGCGATACCATACAGAGGTGTTTTCCCGTCCCACTTATCTATGAATTGTTTATATAGAATTTCACGGGTAAGTCCACGAGAAGCAATCAAAGCTTGCTCTGTTTTTAGTTGTTCAAGTTCATTCTGCTTTTTCTGCTCTTCGATCTTCTGATCGAGAACTGAAATGTTAGTGTTTACCTCGTTACGACTATCAATTTTATCGCGAACGGCCCTTGAAAACTCCAGTTGCGCGGAAAAGGTCAGTAATTGCAATCCTCGTTTTTCAAATTCTTTATCAACGATCTGTTCCAGTCTCTTTTCAAATATCAACGAACCACCGTCAGCCATCAGACTGTCTGTTTTATGTTTACGGCTTTCCTCTTTGATAAGATCATATATACGTGGCTCTAAAATATTATCTTCTAATGATTGCATAAACCCATCTTTACCTGATGGCGTTTCAGCCTTGTCTATATGCTTGTTGTCAAATACAATATCAATAGCTCTATTCTTCATTACCTTGTAGGAATAAGTTGGCCGGGCTGTAAACTCTGTATTGTCAGCAGCTTTTAGTGTGACTGGATCAGCAAACTCCCCACGTTGATCAAATAAAGGAACTTGGAAAAGTTCTGTGCCCCATTCCCATGTAGATACTTTGCCGGAAACTATCTTAAAATCTTCTTTACCTTGTTTACCGTAATTCTCCATAAGAACACCAGCATAGTTAGGGGCGACTCTTTCGCATGAAGCGAATAAAATAACGGCAAATAATGCCACAATCAAAAGATCAATCTTTCTTTTCATTTTCTATTTTTTTTATGATATGATAAACTATAAATGCTATTGTCAGCATGATTATTGAAATTCCCAACCACGCATCTACGTGATTGAATACCCGGTTGCCAAAGAAGAAAGCCGATACGACAAGTACCGGCTTCCAGTATTTCTTTACCCACTTCATTGTTATTGTTCAATAATGGCGATTTCCGGTGCCAGTTTGCGAATAAGCAATAGTTGCTCGTCAATAGCTTTGTTGCGTTCTTCCTCTACTATTACTTCTGCACCGGGAGAGCAGAGTGACAATCGAATATTGCGTCCATCCACATCAGCAATGATTTCTACTTCAATTTCTTCTGCCGGACGGCCTTTGAAGATAGGAACAATGAGATTGAATGAAGCTGGAAGATTGGAGTTAACAACCTGACTGTAATTGTCGGTTCGGCTACCGTTGTCTTGACGGGAGTTTTCTACTTTTGAATCAATGCTGGCTTTGAAGTTCTTTAAAACAGTAACCAATTCCATGTTGTACTGTGCATCTTTGAAAAAGGCACGATTCATCTTAAAGAACTTTGAAAGTTGTACCGGCTCCCATGTCTTGTTTGTGTTGATACCAAATTCAAGAAACTTGGGATAGTACTTTAATTCACCTTGTACAGTGGCTTTGTTTCTGCTATCGGTTTCGTTCGTAACAAGTTTGATAGACATATTTTCACGGTCAACAAGGATATAGCAACGCTTCTGATTGATTTGCTCCTTTTCGGAAATTCTTTTCAGAAGAAATTCGTGAACACTTTCGATTGTTCCAATTAAATTCACCTTGTCAGGCTCCAGCACTGGCAATACATTTTCTTCGTTGAGTTCAATAACTCGAAGAGTAGCTTCGGTCACACCCGAAGCAAAATTCACTTGCATCTTTTCGTTTTCCATACGGTTTACAATTTTTTAGTTCTATCTTTAAATGATTTGGCTGGTTTGAAATGCGGAGTGTAATGTTCTGCAATGGTGATTGTCTCGTTCTTTGCGATATTACGAGCAACTTTCTTCTTATAATGTTTTGGCGATAAAGTACCAAAACCTCTTATATATAGAGTTTTCCCTTCGGCCACGGCATCCATAGACTCTTTGATAGCACTTTCTATGACCTCTCGTACTTCGCAAGCAGCTATTCCGGTTGAATCAGCTACTCGCTTAATTAATTCTTCCTTTCTCATGGCTTATCCTTCCGTTCCGGTTGATTCAATACCTTCATAGATAGTCTTTTGCATTTCTTGTGCTTCCATTGGACGTTCTTTAACCAATTCGGCGTTGCCATTATAATATCCGACGGTGCGAGTGCTACGTTCCATAAATTTGAAGCATTCATCAGTAATCTCTTCATAGCCACGTTTAATGTCTTCCAACAGCACTTTCTTGCGATCCTTTTTAGGTTTCAACTTATCATTGTATGCCCGCATGAAAGCTTTCTTTTCTTCTTCCAGTGCAGCCATATAAAGATCAATGTTTGCCAACTCTGTTTTCCGTTCACCCATTTCTTCCTCACTGAAAGAAGAGGTATAAGTGATTCTTTCAACTGCTGCGCAATTGTCTTCCAACATTTGTCTGCGAAGCAGTGGATTCTTATCTTTAAAGAGTTCTTTTTCCATATTATAACGGTTTTAAGTCATATCGGGCAGAGCCGACAAATGGTTGTGGATTAGTTCTGACTTGTGCTTTGTGTATATCATCTGTACGGTGATTGTACAATCGGGGTAATCCCGTAATTTTATCATATACAACCAGTTCAGATGATACATAACAAATAAAGCCTTTCAAACGCTCTTTCAACCATGCGTTCTGATAGGCTCTACGTTCACGATATTCTCGGTAGCTCATTCCATTTGGACGAGCAGTAAGAAGGGGAGTGCGATTCTCCGCAACTCCCCCTTCCCGAAGGACTTTATTCTTCTTCATTAATAAAATCTTTAAATTGTTGTTCTGAAATAAATTTAGTGCAATGATTGTACCAAGTTCCATCGTTTAATTGGAATGGATCATCTGATTCATCCGTTCCCATCAAAAGACCAACTACAGCATCGTTCCTGTTTCCTTCATCCCATAAAATGACAACATCGCCAATGGTAGGAATATATTCAGGCTCCAACTTTTCAAAATTGAAAGAGAAATGCTTCTCTTCTTTCACAACAGAAAGCATTTGAGCCTTCTCTTCTTCGGTTGCTTTGCGAAAACCTTCCATTCCACCAATGCCAGCTTGTGGCTGACTTTCGACAAAGACTCTTCCACCTTCATCATTGGAAGGTACATATTTAATATATCCCAAAGGATATTTTACTGGTGGCAAAAATGAAAGAGACTTTTCTTCTCTTATTTCGGAGAGAATCATCATGCAACCACCGCCGCGTTTCGGATTGATAATTACATCACCAGGTACGAATGTTTCACCTTCAAATTCAAATTTACCCCCCCCCCGCAGCTTTTTGAGCAGGTTGCATACTCTCTTCATCTTTCACGATCTTTACTGTGTGTCCTTCGGGCACTTCAACTGTTACTTTCATTTTACTTTGATTTTAAATTGGTTATTATATTCATTGTATTTTTCGGGGCAAGTTGTTTCTATCACTCCGTTTATAGTGGAAATACGAGTCAACTTCCCGGCATTATGAAGCTCCTTTTCAAGTAATTTCGCTTTATGTAAAGCAGCCAAAGAATGAGCTTCATTATCAGTCTGTTCTTTGGCTGCCGCAATACTTGTGCTTACTTTTTCCCGCGAATCCATTATTTGATTTCTTCTGCGTATGGAGTATCTTCTTCTTCAAAATCATCAGGTTTTTGGCCTTGTGATTTTTTCCAGTCCTCAAACATTTCATCATCCAATTGGCTCTCTGTTTCAAGGACTTTGAGCATTGAAGGTGATATGCCAAGTTTGGGCAAAAATTTAAATCCCCAATTGATAATCGTTTTTCGAGCCATTTCCTCGAAGTCTGTGTCCCACGGGGATTGTTTTCCTTTCTTTACAGCTTCGCTGCGATTCTTAATTTCGTCAATACGAGATTTAGGCATCGCATCAAATTTTACTACGCCGGAAGTTAATATGGCGAAGTAATAACCACCGAGTAGTTCGCCACGATCTCCAAACACATTTGGCTTGTGAGTAAGAGCACCAGCATTTCCTTTTGTCATGGAAAACTCGTCATTTGCATAAACCAAATCTGCATAAATATCTTTCACAACACCAGTGCGAATCAGGATGTCGGCCTTACCCATATATGAAGTCTGAAATTTCACTTTGCCCTTGTAGGGGACGAGATAGCCAAGCTTTAATTCGGGATTAAGTGTCAATCCAGTAAGAGATACATTCTTGATAGCTTCGACAAGATGATCGGGATATTGCCGCGCACAATCAATCAGATAGGGGTTATTCAACATTGCCTGCATAGCAAAGTTGACCTCACGAGCGAATTGCTGTTCTGTTCCTCCAGCAGCCAAAAAAGCTTTCCTGGGAGAAATAAAGCAGTTTTCCAAACCTTTTAGCTGGGAAGGAAAAGCCGGTGGGGTAAAAGGTACTGGGGCCTGCGCTGTGGAAGGTGTTGGGGAGGTCGGTTCTGTCTTTGTTGGATCGGGAGAGTTTTGCTGTCCCATTTCCAAAGTCCCTTGTGAGGACTGATTTTCAGTTTTACTCATTGTTCTTGATTATTATAAAAGTTAAACATCCTATTTTTTTCAAATGCTGGAGTGTCAGGCATCATAATTCTTCGTCCCCTGAAACCGGGTTGAATGAATATCTGTGCACCATCAAAATCGTTTTGTTGAGTACAGTAAACGTGTTGTTCCAGTAGCTTCTTGAAGACTAAAGCACTTGCACCCATTTTCACGATGCCATCTTCTATGTGAAAAGCCCAATTTGCTGCACTAACGAACACTGCATCATAAGGAGGTGTCTTTTGCTGCATTACCCAATAAAATTCTTTCCATACGCCAGTACGTTCATGCTCAAAGAATTGGTAGAAGGCAGCGGATATTCCATAATGAAATTTGGCAATAGTCCGATTGACTGTTTCTTCGTGAAGATCGTCAACGGCTAATGTTTTCCAATCAACAATCTTCTTTCCAGTCTCAATGTCCGGGCGATATTTAAACTTACATCCTTCATACTCAACAAAATGACTAACCTCGGCTTTTCCCCACTTTAGTATTTGTCTGATTTGTTTCGAGGTGTCCCTACAATTGTTGAGAAGTTCATAAACCATTGTCTCAACTAACTGTATATCAGTCGTACTTGTCAAGGTTTTACCTGGGTTAGCCTCTTTTGCCTCTATCAATGCAATCTGATATTTTTGCGTATCTCGGCCATACGGACTGCCGGTTTTAGGATTGATTGGAGGTTCAAATACGAGAAGATTATTTCTCCATTTCTCCAGTTTGCCAGTGTTAGCAAGACTTTCCATTGCATCATGGTAAAGAGAGCCTTTTTCTGACGCTTCTACGCTGATCTCAAATAGTTCCGGGTGCAATGCCTTATATCGGGCAAATTTGGGAGATACAAGGTAGTCTTTAATCTGCGTACTACTAAGGTAGTCTTTAAACCTTTCTCCACGATGATATTCCTCATTGGGAAGATCATAGATCGTATCTTCTATTTTATTCATATATTGAATTTTGAGGTGCCTATGAAAAACTCCCTACTTTCACAAGCAAGGAGCCAATAACTAATAAACATATTCATCACTTGTGCTTAAAGGGTGCTAATTAGTTCCTCTTTGGTGGAATAGCAATTGATCTCTTTATAAGAGTCAGTTGACATAAAATCACCTTTAGGATAATAGTTCACGTCAGCGTTTTGCTTGTCTGCATAAATACTGATTCTACCAACTTCAAATTCATAAGCCTTGAAATCCTTGATCGTCCAAAGCTTATCGCCTACGTTAAATTTAGTCTTAATATCCATATTCTTTATATTTAAAAAGTTTGTTCCCGTCCGCGTTCCGATGCACTGTTGGCCGTAGCTTTTTAGCGGTGACTACTTCTTGCGAAGCACGGGTTATGTACGCATATTCACAAGGTTATTCCTGCTGCGTGAGGGAACTACTTACTATAGCCTTGTGAGGGTTAATGCGTTTTTCAAAAGCGATTCGCCCGCCCTTCGCCTGCGAATACTTGATGCAATTAAGGACTTGATTGCGCTTTAGTTAATTTGTTCGGAATACCAGCGTACGGACGCCAACCCCGTATGCTTACTGATAGACGTTTTTTCAGACTGGCTTCTTCACTATGACAATTCTATTGTGTGTCTAAACAACCATTTTAAAGCTATCGGTGCATTCTCATACTTCCCGTAAGGTGGGAATACCCCCACATTTCGCTGTGGATCGGGGCTATATTTTATTTAAAGAGTACCCTATAGCCCTATCAAGTGCTCATATCTAAAGTAAAATTTATTAGACCTTTCAGCGTATCGGTTGCCTAATCCGTTATTACTTACGCCTAAAGACTTGGCTACTGATGAAGTCATTATAGTAATTACCTATTCAAAAATATCACAAAGCAAATACCACGATTTGCCGACCAAAGTCTAACTGTTTATTTTTACAACGATGCCGGTCTTACCCTTACCGCAGCATACATCGTTGTCAAGTTGTGCCTATTTGTGTAGTCCACTTTCGGCCGAGGATAACTTGCAACCTCTATTTTACCAATACGTCAAAGATCTTTTTTGTTAGTTCCCGGAAAGGTGATCAAACCCAGCCGGGATTATTTCCTTTCTAAGAATTGAGACAAGGAAGATTTAGTAAAAATGAGCTTCTTGCCATTTTTAGAATGGGGTATATCTTCTATGCGATTGTATAATGTCTGAACTTTCCAGCCAAGAAATGCGGCAGCTTGTTTGGTGTCAAGATACTCTTCGGCTTCTATAGCTACAATTTCGCTTAGAGTCTTCTTCACATCTTTGCGAATAATCTTATGTAGCTCTTCTGCGATCATTTTGGCTTCTGAACGAGTCATTTTCTTTCAATCGCTTCAATGGTTATACTACATGCTTTGGCATTGATGGAGGTCTTATACCTTTCCACATCAGAAGGTTTATCACTTGAATTATTTAGTTGATAAGCAAATGATGATGCGCTTTTACAAGACTCGTAATCGGGTAGTGTAAATTTCGTAGAGCTACCAGCCCTAATTGATAAGATGTCTTTCTTTGTTACTTTCATGTTATTTTCTATTTTATGCTTAAATTTTCCACAAAATATTTGCATAAAAGAAAGCTAACAACTATATTTGCCAATGAGATATGTAGTATGCGGCTTGATAAGTCGCCAGCCTTCTTTTTGTCTAAGCTTACTTACTTTGTTTGCTTTTGACTCTGCAAATATACTACATAATTTGGAAAGCAAGCACAAAATACTACTATTTTTATGTAGCATTTATATGTTGTAAAACATGTTATGTATAATTCTTTGATTATTAACAAGTTATACGGGCTGTGTTTTGTAAAAAGTGAAGTAATATTTTGATAAGAAAGCAAAAAGAAGAAAAATATCGTTCTTTATATGTTGTACAATTAGTGAAGTAAACCTCAATCTCATCCGGTAAGGTGCTGGATTGCTGCATAGTTAGCCCTAAGACGGTTTCCCGCTTTTGCTATATGCAGCATAAGAAATGTCTCGTCCGTATAAGTACGCCGTTCTTAGCTGGCCGGGCATTAACAAGTTACCCAACTTCCCGGATTTTTCGCTTACTTGTAGCTGTGCAGGCATCCCGGTTTCGTTTGCCTCTCAATTTCGCACGCTCTCGCAGTATTGAGTTTTAAGAGTACAACCCTCTGTCTCTCCGCTATGCGGCCTACCGCCGATTGTACAATGGATAAAAAAAGAAAATTCGCAAATAGGTAGCAGCTATTTACGGATTTCTATATATAAAACTCCATTTAGGAGGTTTTATCATTTTATGTGGTAATACTGCTACTATTACGAGCGCAAATATACTACTAAATTTAGAAAGTATGCAAGAAAATGAAGAAAAAAAAATAAGCGATCTCTCAAAGAGGTTTTTGCAAGCGGTAGCATATAGTGGGCTGTCAGGCTATAAATTAAAGAAAGACAATATTATACCAAGCGAATCGACTTTGACGAAAATAAAGCAAGGGGTTCAATTGCCAAGTAAAAAAACAATTGATCTCTTTTGCGAAAAATACAATATCAACAAATCATGGTTATATACTGGAGAAGGATTATATGCAAAAACCTCAAATGATAATGTAGAACCATCAGAGCAGGATGTCAATGATGCTTTTGATAATGCAAGATTGCAGACTGAATCTATGCCGGAGATCGCAAAAGCCGTTCCATACATTCCGGATTCACTTATTAAAGTCCAATACGTTCCCATTGATGCAGCGGCTTCATTCGTAGAAAGTCTATATGAAACTACTTATTCTATGGACTACTACGGTGTAATGCCGGAAGACGGTGAACAATTAGATGATACTTATATGGTATTTCAGGTTTATGGCGACAGTATGGAACCGACAATACCTAACCATGCGAAAATACTCGCACGTAAAATAGATGAAGGATTATGGGAAAGTGCAACCGGTGTAATTGTTATTGTGTATGGAAAAACTCTTTCAGTCAAGCGAATATTGAAAAATGCCCTTTTCTTAGATAATATACTGACGTTAAAGGCCGACAATCCTAAGCATGGGCAACTTGACATTGAAAGAAGAGAGATAAGATGTATGTGGCAAGCAATACGTATCATAAGCCAAAAAATTATTTGATATGGAGAAAGAAAGAGCTATTGATAGGCTACGAACGTTCGCAAAGTATGCGCGTGACAAAGGGGTAGTGAAGGGGGAAATATCATTTGAGGCTTATTGCGGTTTATCTCATAAGTATATATCCAATGCCGTACGAAATGGAAAGGGTGCGATTGGAAGCGATATAATAACTCGCATTGTAGATAAATTCCCGGAGTTAAATGTGAAGTGGCTTTGTACAGGCAAAGGAGAAATGATTGGAATGGATATTGATATGAATGTCAATTATAGAGCCGCTTATGAAGGTGCGATGATGCAAATAGAGGCATTGCGCAAAATAATCGAAGAAAATGAGAAAAAGTGATATTGATATGATACCAGTAATATATTTATAAACTGTATCTTTTTGATTATTAATACGATACAAAAATGTGTTAGTCCCGTACGCACCGCAAAAGGGAGTAACAGTAGTTACTCCCTTTTTTTGTTGTGTATCCAGACAGCTAAGGTATCGGATGTGTATTATGGTTATTCGTCTTTAAAAGTTACTTATTCCATTCATTTATCCCGCCGCACCCGTGTTTCCTCCCTTCTGTGGGGAGTGGTTCCGGGTGATGTTTATTCCATGGGATGCTTCGCGTTGCCCAGTATGACAAGGGGAATATCCTGCTGTCATACTGAGCTTTCCCCCCGCTGTCATCCTGAGCGAAGCGAAGGACCCCGTTGCTGCGGCTGCAACCTGATGTCACTCCCCCTGCAGCCCGATGTCCGCACCGTCGAGGTAGAGCGAGAACGGGAGGGCGGAGGGATGGGGGTCGCCGGCGGCATCGCGGTAGAACACGGTTTTGAGCGTGAAGCGGGGCACGTCGGCGGGGGTGAGGGGGATGGCGCCGGTGCCCGTGCCGGTGATGACGGTGGGGAAATGGATGCTTTCGTCCGAATCCAGATAGTTGTTCAGCACGAGGGAGCAGGCGAAGGCGTCGGGAAGGGGGAGGCCGACGGTCACGGTGGGGGGAGTGTCGTACGTTCCACGACCACCTACCTAAAAACCGCAAAACGTCCTGTGATACTTTCTCAAATCAAAATGTGAGCTTTTTAAAGTCATTAACACAAAACGAATTGCGAGATTTTATTTATTTTCTGCCCTTCTTTAAACACCTCTCAAAAGCATTTTAAAAAGCGTTCAAATCATACGTATTTCGTATCTTTGTATAAATCTTAGGGACAAACTGCCTGAGTTACCACAGTCCTATCAGGACTCAGTGCAGGCGCTGAGAAGCACTTTCAAGCGGCTAAATTTAGTA